TGCAACTTGACGTTGCGCAACTCATTGCCATTAAGATCAATATTATTTAAAAACTTAGACATGATACCTCACGATAAGTAAGCCGAACCCCCAAATGGGGATGAAAATGAAATGGTTAAAGAGTTAGTTGATATATAGTTTACATCACCTATGACATGGTTACCCCCGCTATCCACGACGGATACTGCTGGTCTGTAACCTAAATTATGAGTTATTGTCCAAGTTGCTGATGACACGCTTTGTGTATGAGAATAGCTACCTGAGAGAGGTAGTACAAAATTAAGAACTTGAGAAGGTGCAATACCAGTGATATTTACCGCTGCTTCACCAGTAGTAACCGTTCCTACTGCTAACACATTAGGAGGCCCAGCTACACCAGGATCATGTATTTCAAGCACATTAGAACCAGTACTTTTATCAACAGTAGATACTGTATTGGTTTTAGTTACTGTAGTGTACTTACTTGCTGGTTTTGAAACCTCTACGGTGGTCATGTTGGGGGAACCGATACTGATGCTTCAACTACTACCGTTCCAGAAGCTAAGCAATCCCAATCTCCTGCTGAATCTTTAACAAACAGGTCAAATGGGTAAATACCAGCTGGAACGGTGTTTTTATCTGATACATGCAATTCTAGTGTTGCACCAGATATTGGGGCTATATAACCACGACGACTACCGGTTAGGGCTATTACAGTCTCTTCTGAGGGCTTGGTAGCATACCAACGAAGATCAAGAACGTTAGCTCCGGCGCTATCTTTTGCCTGCATAAAGGCATCTTGAACAGTTAATATATTGTCTTCTGCATCGCGCCAAGTAAAATTACGACGGAAATCAACACGCTGTTTAAATCTGATTTCCATAGCTTGTGTATCCTCCATTGGTGTAATGTTATCTAATGCGGTAACAGTAATTGTACCTGCTGCAACGGGGCGTGTTACTTGGTCACTTGCACCAGTGTATGGTGCTGCTCTAGCGTAGGTAGCTAAAACATCATAGCTTAAATCCCCTACTGGCAAATCTGCAGTATCTTCTTCAGTAAGGGCTAGCATAATGCCACCTTCTGAAGTAATAAAGGTAGTCATTTCCTTACGACCAGTTGTACTTGTTTGCACACTAGCACGTGCACTAATTGGTCGGATAACGCGATGTGTGCGTTTATCCTTCACAATAATGAGTCTTTCCCACGGTAGACCCTTATACATAGAATAGTTAACTTTGTTTATCATAAGACCATTCTACCTCGTGGAGTATAGGGTGGGCCACCCTCAGATAGCCCACCCTTAACCGGATTCCGTTCTAATAATTATACACTGCGCTTAGAGCGTGGTTTAGTAACTTTTAATTCAGGAAGTGCTTTAGTATTCTCAATGTTAGTAACTCGAGAGTCTATTCGATCTACTTTTCCGTCTATTTTGTCTATTTTCCAGTTCATCTGGTCAACCTTGATATCTAGTTTATCAAGTACATGCATATTTCTGTCATGCTGTTCTGTGTTGCGCTTATCAAAGCGACTGAGGAACCACATAACTGGTCCTCCAATTAATGCAACTACGACGGGGATGTAGATCGGTTCCATTTATTCGTCCTCATCTTTTTTACCAGAAGACATAGCACGACCAGCAGCCAAACCGGTAAGGGCGCCGCCAATGCTAAACATAAGAGGCTCAAGGATTTTAAGAAACGCTGCGTCATTTGGTGATTGCTCCGATGGTTGGTAAACAAAAATTAAAGAATAGAGCAGAGCTCCAACACTTCCTAGAAGAACACTTACTAAACATATAATAACAACTGCTCGTGTTCTGGCTTCAATTTCCTCAGGGGAGAGGCGTTTGCGTGACGGGATTGACCGTTGTGGCCTGGTTTCTTGGGTCATCTTCTGGGTTCCTGTATCTATCAGAGCAAGCTGAAAGCAGCGTTGCGGATATCATTGTAATGGCAACTACACTAAATAGTCTACTAGATATTTTCACTCTGATTCCTCCTCATCTTTTGAAAATGCAACACCAATAAGGTGTACAACTAACGAAATTACTGAAATCCATATACCCAATACTTTAGTTGGGCCACTTAATGTAATAAGTACCAATCCGGTACCACCAAGGGTCCAAGATAGTGCTGATGTTTCTTTTAAAAATTTACCGATCATTATTGCTTCCTTGAAGAGCTAGTAGGGATGGGCATAGCAAAAGCAGCTACTGCTGCAGCTACGAGTACGCGTCGTGCCCCCACTGATACTGCAGAACCAGTTGCTACATAAGTGTCAAATTGACCACCAAATACATCAATCTGCTGCTCAAACTCTTGTTTTACGTTGTCTGGGGCATCTGTTAGTGCTTCTGAAAGCGCCAAAGCCTGATCATCAGACAATTCGCTTGGAACGATTGCGTCAATAAGTTCTGTAACCTGGTCATCAGATAGTTCGTTAAGTACTTCTTCGCTAAAGACAGCGGAGATTGATTCCTCGGTTAATTCACTTACATCTATAGATTCTACTAGGTTGGTGATCTCTTCGTCAGATAATTCGGTAATTGATGATACTAATTCATCTGCTAATTCATTAATTTCTTCTGAAGTAGGGCTATCAGGGATTACTATTTCTTCCTCAGGTATGGTTTCTTCTTCAGGTACGGTCGTTGTAGGTGTCTCTGTAGTTTCCGTTGGAGTTTCCGGAGTTGTTGTCGTAGTTTCTGGCAATGTCGTCAACGGTGTCGGGAAAAAGGGACTTAAAGTAGTTGAAGGAGCTAGAGAAGTCTGCGGGGGCTCCACAATCGTTACAGATGGGCTCGTCGTAGGCGTTGTAGAAGGCGCCACAGTGTCCACAACAGTAGTTGTTGTAGTTACCTCCATTACAGGGGCAGTCGTCGTTGGGGCAATAGTAGTAGTTGTCGTCGTCGGTTCCGTGGATGTTGTATTTTCCGGCCATGTTGTTGGTGTCTCCGTTGTAGTTGAGGAAGTTGTTGTAGGCAATTCTGGAAGGGTCGTCGTCGTAGGCACTTCTGGTGGTAGCGATGTTGTCACCTCAGTTGTAGTCGTTGTATTTACTGGATTACCGTTAAAGGATAGCTCATACTTGATGTTCCAAACAACTCCATCACGCCAAGCATTGGGGTCACCACAGCATGTTGCTGCTCTTAAACGATAATTACCTGCAGGAACTGCTAAATCAATTTTAGATTGAAGACCAAAATAGTCATCATTTGATGCAATTTCTTGGCCTGTATCAGCATTGTATAACCAAAGTTGTGGATCTGACTCAAATCCATCAGATTGATATGTTTGTGCCAAAAACTGAGTTGGTTCTGCATATGAAAACCAAAAGTCAGTGGGTTCAGTAATTATTGGGTTGGTGTCAGCTTTCGCTGAACTTATTGGAAATATTGATAAAGCTATAAGGGACCATCTTGAGATACTTATGATATTCCGAAAAGCTTTTCTTATCAATATACTCCTTTTAAAAGTGGTTAATTACACACGATCTTTACAAGTATAGCAGTGCCGGATACGGGAGTTGAACCCGTCTACGGGTGTTTATAAGACACCTTGCGTCAACCGGACGCATCATCCGGCTGAAGCTTCAGCTTTCAGGAACGAATAGCTCGACGTATGCCCTCTTCTAAGGATATTTTAGGAGTATAGAACGTAAGAAGTTTTGAAGGGTCACATACACGGTAGGAAACCCCTTCAGGTGCCCCCAAGATGTGCTTAATCTCTGGTGTGTACCCAACTTCTGTTGATACCAATTTAGCCAGTTCATTAAAGCTTGTAGCTCTTCCACATCCTAAATTAACAGGGCCTTGAATATCCTGGTTAACTGCTTCTAGAGTTGCGCTAACTACGTCTTCAATATGTATGAAATCGCGTACTTGTTCTCCAGTACCCCAAATTTCAAATGGATTATCTTTTCTTTTTCCTCTTGCAATAAATGAGGGGAATGGATAATCTAAGTCTTGATCTTCTCCGTACCCAGAAAATGGACGGAAAACATGGACACGGAGACCCTCATTGCTGGCGTACTTAGCCAAAGTTTCTCCTGTAAGTTTCGCCCACCCGTAAGTTAGATCAGGAGACATTATGGAGTCTAGGTCAATATGGTTTTCATTAAGAACATACTTCATAGTATGAGTTTGATATGCCGTTGGATATGCTGCCGAGGAGGAGTAATACACAGTTCTACCTGGTCGTGTACGCAAGGCCCATTGAAACATGTCGGAGTCAATAGCAAGGTCAGTAGCTACCTTTAGTGGGTTGCCTTCAATTGTGGCTCTTCCACCTACAATTGCGGCTAGGTGGATAACTAGGTCAAATTTAGTGTTGTCTTTTGCAAAGAAATCTCTTGCATCAATGCCATTTACTATATCAATTCCAGTTATATCATGACCATCTAACTGCTTCATGAATTCTCTGCCAACAAAGCCAGCATTTCCAGTTATTAGAATTTTCATACGTTTAACGATTCGCATAGTGCTACTTGAAAATTACCAGGCGTTTCATGACTGATGACTTTCCATCCATTTGATTCAAGCATATGAGCATACCCTTCTACGTCCCATGCCCAAGCATGGTATTCGTAGTGGTTATGCACACTTTCTGTCCATGGAGAGCTAGCAATCAGATACTTGCTTTTTTGACTAATCATATTGACAAACTGGTGTGGTCCTGCTAGATGCTCAATCATTTCTGTAGCGATAGCAATATCCGCCCAGTCAATTGGGTCAAACACGCTGCCGTAACGAACATCCTGATTTCTATTTACTGCTCCAGCGACATTTGATGGTTGCAAATCATACCCCCATTTTTGGGATTTAGGGATTTCTGTTAGTAGTGATAGAAGACCACCGTCACCAGAACCTAGGTCAACAACTGTCAATTCTGGAGACCATACAGACATAGCAAGTCGTGCTGCGGCGTCTAACCGAGGTCGGTGCATTTCTTGGTCAACATGGGGTGCAATTTCGCGGTCCAAATACCATTCAGCAGTGCAATACTCTGGGATGGTACCTAATGGGAAAAATCTATCTTCTCTCATTTTATGGTTCTCAGTTTCTGTAGGTCAGATTGTAGTTGGGTAGCAACATAATTATTGAATGTTAGTTCATCCGCACTTGATACTTTTGCATCATTTGCTTCAGTATAAGTTTCATCATGTTCTGCTTTTCCAAAAAATGGGTGTATATGCTCAATAATGACATCATCCAGGTAGTGCGCGCTATCTAGTCCTCGACCTATTGCTAACCAGAAGTTGTCTAAAAATAAGTGGATACCTCCAGGCATCACAAAGTATCCCAAAGTATTAACAATATTTGAGGTCATGGCTACTGCAGTTGGCAGGTTTGCGCCGTGATAAAGATCATTACCCCATGTGACTCCAACTTTAGCCTTTTCCAGTGTAGTAAGGAATCGGTCATCCCATCCCTTAGTACGGGGCAGGTGATCGTCTCCTAAAAAGCCAATAGCAAAACACTTTGTTGCTTCAATTGGGGCCACAGCATTGAGAGTACCACCAATTCGGAGGCGTGGTCCAACCTGCATGTCAATATCAGGAATAGCAAGGTATTCGTCCAGTTTGGGATCATCATTGTCAACAAGTACAAGCAGACGTGTATCGCGTGTAGTTGTCATACTCCAAGCGTTCATTAGACGCATTATATTTTGGGGTCGTCCACGGGATGGAACGAGTATGGTCATTTCAGACATTTTTATCCTTGATCTAATTGGGCTACTAGTGGAGAGTATACTTCTTGGATACCCATTATGGCAGAGTTTTTTCCTGCTTGAGATGATTCTTCCAATGTTACTGATGAGTGAAAGTTCCCTATCCAGCGAGCATCTAAAGGTGGAGTAATTTTTAACATGCAATAGGTAATATCAATACTGTAAATTAGTTCGCTTGCAATTGCTGGCGTAAGATATTGGTGGCCTTGTGTAAATCCTGCCATATTTGCCCTCATACTAATCTGAGCATGCTCATATCCATACGGATGCGGGGTATCATTGAGATAGCCACCTAAGGTATCTAGGCACTTTCTATTAAAGTAGAGCATTACGCCAAAACAGTTAGAAAATGAAACCATTTTTGTTTCATCAGTACCAATTGAAGAGATTGGTTGAACAACTGCTTTAAATGCTGGATTTAATTCCAGTAGGTCTGAAGCAGTGACATTAAACATAGAGTGTCCAACATTGTTTACTTCATTTATATTGACCCATGTTTCAGCCCAGTTATCACATTGAGGCCAAGCATCATCATCAAATAAGAATACATGTTCGCAATCACGCAATTCCCATAGACATGCATTTTTTGCTTTTGATACACCAAGGCGTGAATTGCTATATTTGTATATAACGTTAATACCGAATGATTCAGCAACAATTTTGTTAACTTGCCACATCTCACTATTGTCATCTATAACAACAATTTTGTCACCGTAGCCAAATTTTGCGAAATGTCGGAGGCAAACTTCAAGACATTCTGGTCTATTTCGTGTTGTGATACCTATTCCGTATTTCATTTACATTGGGCCACTCACATCGCAACAACCGGCGCTATCACAGCTACATGAGCCTATTGCATGAAGAAAAGTGGCCTTTTTACTTGGAAAAGTACCAGAAATACTGGATGAAGGGACCATTACATCACCTTGATCGTCCATTATGTTCTGATCAGACTTAGATGCATCCGCAATCATTGCAGCTGTAGCAACTTTTCTCTGCTTTTTTTCTTTTGCAGAGATGCCAGTAGACGGTTTTTTGTACTTTTTTACTGAAGCAGCATCAGATCTGCCATATCGATCATTAGGATTAGGTTGATAATCCCCATTTTTGTCAATATAACCCATTTTTAATTGCCTTTACGTGAACCTTTGGGCATTTTAACGGTGTCACTAATGAATTTTCCGGCTGCTCCAACAGCTGCACCGAGCATTGCTGCCTTTGGTGCCGAAGTAATGCCATCATAGTAAGTTTGGTCACCTGCTCCTATAGAAACAACGCCTCCAAGTAGCCCTGCTCCAATGGCAGCTCCTGCTGCTGATGCTTGTGCGTGCCCATTATTTGCAGCATTAATGGCTGTTTGCTTAATTCCATCCATAGTCATCAATGGGGGAACACTTCCAGTTTCATAACCCATTATCTCGTTGGCCCGAGCCTCATCAGCTCTACTATTGTCTATTGGCGTTCTGCCATTTTTCATAGAGTATGAAGTCCTTGCACTACTATGTGCATGCTCTCCATCAGATCCGCCTCTAAACATGTCTTTAATTGCCATGGAAACTCCTTAAGTTGTTTATATTATTATAGACTAAGTTTACTCATCTGGCCACTCAAATTTCTCTTCTGCCATATTTTTAGCATCTGCACGTATTTCGTGTCTTTTAGCTAAAGCGCCCTTAATACTAGTTGAAGTGCCCTCAAATCTATCGGTTGCCTTTGATAAGCTTTCAGCATAGGTTTCTCTTAGTTCATTTGAATACTCATCATTTGGCATATTTGCAACTGCTGGTAGTAGATCTCCCATACCAAGCATTTCAGCTCTGTTTTTCCTGTGCGCAGCAGTTACACGAGATCCAGCATTGGGAACAATATTGAGCGTACCCCGACCAGGCCCTAAGGCAAGAGTGTTGTTAATTAACGCGTCAATTCTTGGGGTAGGACGACCAAATGCCCTTCTATTTGGTTCGTTACTTCTATCTGGGTAGTTATCTGGGTGTCCGTGTGGCATGTTCAGCTCTTTAATCTGGGAAGTAACCTTCAGGATCTATTTTAGCCCAATTTCCTGTCTCAAGGTCAATGTGGTCACTATCTATGTTGTCATTTTCAAAATGTCTAACGCTTAAAAACTGAGGACTAAGTTCACTTGGCAGTTGCCTACGACTAACCCTCATACTTTCTTCAGCTGGATGTTGAATAGCCCGATTAACTATTGCAAGAGTGTCAGTACTTGGTACACTTCTATTACGGTTTTGATTTCCAAACTCACTTCTTATTAGCTTATCAGCATCTTTAAAAGATTGTGAACCTTGTTGGTCCCAAGGCTCTGATATAGTTGCAAAACGGTCACCATCAGATATTTCTTTGGATATGTTTCCATACATACTTCCTCGAGGAGCAGTTCTCGCATAGTTATGAAAAGGTGCACGGTGGTGTAACTCAGATAGTGCTTTATCGGACTTTCTCCATTCAGACCCCATTTCAAGTTGAATAGCGTCACTACCAGCATTAATATGTCCTTGAGGTAAGTGTATCCCCTCACCATGACTATCCATTTGAAGTAGGTCTGTTGGAATAGCACTAACAGGACTTCTGGCAATATGTTTCCTACTAAAATTAGGGTGTGTAGAAGTTAAATCAACACCCATACCTTGACCAAAATGGTGAAGTCTACGTATATGGAATTCTGGATCGTCAGCTCTACCTGGTTTACCACCAAATGCATCAGGGATCAGCAATCCACTTGCGTTACGTAACAGCCCCATAATTTAATCCTTTGTTATGTGACTTCCGTCACTATACGAAATCAGCAGTAGATCTATTTTACATCAATTTTAATGTTACTTAAGTTAATCTTTAGGTGCGTCGTCGTCAAACTGACTACTCATATGGCTAGCAGGTATATTGTGAGTATCGTAATCAGCATCTCCAAAGAAAGACAGTTGGGTGCCACTCTTTCTTGTTGCCTTCCACTTATCGATGTGCTCTTGAGCAACGTCGCCTAGCCCGGCAATTTTTAACGCTTCCATAGCATGTGGCCCACGGCTAGTTAGTTTATGGAGGAATTCCCCCTCAGGATGGTCACCAGAGTAATCTACTGCTAGGTTCTCTCCAGTAGCCGCTGAGTGTGCTCTGGTGGCATGGTAGACAGCAGTATCTACCGGAGACCATGCTTTAACACCCTTACCGTAGGAGGTCTGTGTTTGGTGTTCATACCCTTTTGTAGTTCCGGTATGTTTATCCATGAAACCATCTGCCACACCCTCTAGCCTTGGATCTGGAGTGGGGAAGTTTTCTGATCTACGTTCTGGTGAGTTCTTCTGTAAGAAGTCTCTATTATTAGAATTAGGTAGTTCCTTAGCATCTGCAGCGTGGCCTAGCTCATGAGTCATCCACACAGGAGCTTCTTCATCCATAACGTCAGCATGAGCTTTAGTATTGAACGCGATAGTGTTACTCTCTGGAAAATGCTCACCAGACCACTCAGGGTAGTCTGATGCGGGAGTATAGGCAATATGGGTGCCTGCCATTTTATTAAGTGTTGTAGATGGTAATTTGGTGCTCAACAGGGAGGTATGGGCGAATGACCTTGCTTTGTCCTCAGACAAGTCTGGATCATGAGAAGATACAGTAATACTTTTAACTGCTTCTTTCCGAGCATCAGTTTCCCACTTATCAGCACCTGGTAGTTGTAACTGGCCGGTTGGGCCAAACTGTTTAGGGTTTAACGTCATTGTTATTCGTAGAGATCTTCGTAACCATAGTCTTTATTATGTCTATTCTTAAAAGAAGCTTCTAGCATTTCCTTTCTAGACTGTATATCCTCGTCATAACCAAGTCTGTGTCTAGTAGTACGGTGATGGTCGATGAGTTCTTGAGTTCGTTCAACACTTAGAAGATCATCACTTGGAATAGTACCATCATCTTCTCTCATAAGGTTATTAGCATGGGTAGTCACGACATTAGCGAATCGGCTAGTATGAGCTGATCGATCAGTTTTACGACCTGGGTGACTACCAGTGTCTTGACGTCCTTGGGTTGGCGTAGGAGCTGGCCGTTGGGCCGGGGATGCAGCTGGAGTATCACCAAGTGATATGGTTGGGCGTTCAGGAGCTGGACGCTGAATAGTTGGTCGTTGAATGTCTATGGTAGGACGTTCAATGGTTGGTCGAGGGGGATCTACGTTAGGACGTTGGATCGTTGGACGCTGGGGCTCATCACGTTTCCATGTAATAGTTGGGCGTTCTTCATTGGCCATGGTGTAGCTCCTTAGTTATGGAATAGGTCTATTATAACCTATTTGACGGTTGGGCCGCTTTACGTTATAACCGGTTAAGTTTCGGAATAGGGCTATATGGGGGGTGGGTGGTCCTTAACATCTGGCCCCTACTCACCCCCTAATCTGGGGGGTAGGGTGAAGTATGGGGGTGGGAGACCCCCTAGGGACACCTAGACCTCCCACCACCCTAAGCCCTAGTGCCGTTGTGGTTCTAGGCATAGTCAATGTCACGGTGACATTGGAGATGGGAAAACAATCATGACAAACTCAACAGTTGAGGGAGGAGTGGTGCCGTCTACAAACGAACCGCTGACTCTTGATCAGCAGAAGCAGATCGTTGCCAGGCTCGCAGAGTATTGCGAGAACGGTAGTAATTACGGGAAAGATGTTTTACTTCTCCCCGTCGTTCTTAGCGATCTAATCCACGACCGTAAGACAGCGAAAGAGGAAGCGAAGCGACTCGCCATCAGCGAGAATATGCTTAGCGGTCTCCGTTGGACAGCGATCGTGGTCAAGAACACCGAGATCACCGACTCAGAGTTGGCAAAAGAAGTCCTAGACTTCGTCAACAAATGTCGAAAGAACGGTGAGATTGGTTCTGTTCAGTCTCGTTTCGCTACGCTGAAGCGTGTGAACAATGGCTTGACCGATGTTGATACTTGGCGTTGGGTCAAGGGCAATGAGGCGACTCGTATCAAACTCAAGGGAAGTGACCTTGAGGTGGCACGAGAGATCAAGAAAGCAGTCCAAACTGCTAATGGCAATGCTCCCGCAGTACGAGCGAAGAAAGTGGTCACACCTGCTAGTGAATTGGCGAAAGCCATCACGGCAATTGAGACCGCCGACAAGCAACTGCTACCTCGTGGCACTGGTGGTCACATCACGCTTGAGGAAAAGGAGTTAGTCAAAGAACTTAGGGATAAGGTTGATGCGTTGTTCGTAACGATCAATCAACTTGAGCCTGAGTTCAGTCTGGACTGACCAGCGGTTAGCCACTACGGGGTGGTGAGGGTGTAATGCCCTCACTACCCCCTCTCTTTTTTTGTATCTAAAAACCGATAGGTTACGCACCTATCGGTTGGTTTTTTTTGTACCCAAAAACTGAGAGGTGTGTGTTGCCGTGTGGACAGAGCCCGTCGCAATTGTGATTGCGTCAAGGGTGACGTCCTAATAGGCGTGTGACATATGTCATATTGAGTGACTTATGCCTCGCTACGTGACAAATGTCACTAAGATTTGGCCTATAAGTGGGCCTATGGGTGGGGTGAGCACCAAAATTGCGGTGCAAGCCCTGCTAAAGCTACTACTACCCCTTTCCAGTAGTTGCTATCGCTGTATTCTCCATTTTATAGCGATCCATAGCCACTGTATAGGTGAGCCAGTGTTGAGTGCGCATATCAACTGCCTGCACCTTCACTGGCAAGACCATTGACTAGACCAGTGTCTAAATCCCACTGACTCTAGCATCACTGACTCTACCATCATTGACTAGAGCAGTGACTCTACCATCTCTTATATAAAAGGGGATGATTATAGGTTTGGGCGAAAAAAGCCACCATAGCTCAGTTGGTTAGAGCAAGGCACTCATAATGCCTGGGTCGCAGGTTCAAGTCCTGCTGGTGGCACCATAATGTTATGACAACGAAAGGAGACATTATGACTAAGGAAAGACTCATCGTTGACCTTTGTGTTGATGGTATCCTCGAGCCTGACCAGGCTTTGAAGATGCTCGCTTCAGCAATGGGGTTAAATGATGAAGAGTCAGAAGCGTTCATCAGCAAAATAGACCAGTTCTTCAAAGACAGAACTGGCAAGGCCAGATGGACCGATTGGGACGACGAGCAGATAGTGAGTATGTATGGGGAAGGTTATCTCCCCAAAGATATGGCTAAAAGATTGGGGCGAACTGTTGCCTCGGTAAATCAGCGGATATTCTTACTCCGCCGTAGCGGGCATAATCTGCCCACACGACATCCGAGGATGCTCGGCAACTCTTATGCACACAAGGAGGTGTCATGAATCCTTTAAATAACTTGGGCGACAAGCTCTACCGACGACTCACTAACAATGAGAACGTCGAGGTAGAGGAGTACATCATCAAGACTTACGGCCAAAAGGTTGGCATGCGAATTATTCGCTTAGCTGACAACATCGGCTGGAGTGATGGTGAAGAAACAATTACAGCCGTTGCCGCTTATAATCGTGCGGTGGAGTACTACCGCAGACAAAGAGTTTAGGATTGGGCCATTTGACATACTTGGCCTAAGTAGAGGACACGACACTTGCTGAGTGATATCTAGGGCTTGTTGTTAGGTGTATACCCTTTAATGATGTCATTCTACAAAGCGTTGGGTAAGGCAGTTTTGGCTTAGATGCCGGGCGAAAGACGCCCTTTAGCAGCATCGCTGTCTTACCCCCTAAATATGTCCCCAGGAATAAGCTACTGGGTATCAAGTTGCTGATGGGCAATGTGTAAGCCCTAGTAACCCGGAATTCCCTATCGGGCAAATTACACTGCAGGGATACAGGTGTTACTCCTACCTATGTATAACAGGGTTGCGGTTTGCGGTAGTTGCTTGTTGTAACGCATTCTTAAGCTTATACATAAGACGTGGATTAGAAAACCAGGCGGACTGGTTTTACCTCGGGGTACTGCTCCCGTGATCACATAGTCAGGTTTTTGTATGTTTTTTACTGTATAAATAAAAACATACACTGCACCAGTAGCTCAATGGATAGAGCAACAGACTTCTAATCTGTAGGTTGTAGGTTCGACCCCTGCCTGGTGCGCCCACTAAAACAACAAAGGAGGAGTGGATATGACCATCTCATTGGTTATAGAAACAGTAGGAACCATTAGAAAGATTGATTTAGAGGGGTATAAACCCCTATCTGACGTTATAGGTGGGCTCATTGAAAGTGTGCCAGCCTCACCAGAGATAACAATCTGGTGCAATGAGGAAGGAAAAATGTTGAAGTTAGACTTCAACCTCATTGCCACCGATTTATGGGAGGTCTTCGACGTTTACGGCTGTGTAGCAGCTGGTGACGTACTAGTTGGTCCAATTGTTATTCAAGGACCCCCTGATGAGGAAGGGGAATGTACAGATGTTCCCGAATGGTTGCTCATGCACTTGGGATTCACTACATCTCCACCCAGCGACACCTTTAGCACAAGCAATGGTAAAACCAATTGCCTTAATTGTCATGGAACTGGTTCTTTAATGAGCCATGGAGTTCATGACGGGGCAGAATGCCCCAAGTGTTACGGATGGGGTAGCACATATGAATAAGTTAGTTAAATTCAAGTCAAAGGAAGAGATCAATGGGTGGGTTGCACCACCTGATTACTTCCCAGGGCAAGACATTGCCCTGAGTATTGGGTTGAAGTGCCCACAATGCAGAGGTCAGGAAGTAATAGCTATTCCTTATGATGACGCAACAATGCTCATAACGTTGCGTACGGAAGCGATCAACTTTCCCGAACGTGCCGATGAGATTATAGATAATCTCAAGAACTTTGTTGACACTCTTGACTACTTTACCCCTGTTGAACGCATTCAGTTCATGTGGGGCTTCTGCAACCATGATTGTATTGTCAATTGGCAAGCAGAACACCCTAATGAGTAGGACACGAGTCCAACACCACTACACCCATTTCTTAGGGTGTGGTCATCAGTTACTTATGCTTGCAAAAGTAAGCAGAAGCAACAGGGACGTGGTAACCCGCCACCCCTGCTATTGCCCCAAGTGTGGGGCGGAAAAGAGGAAAAGAAATGCTTGAAATAATTGCAGCACACCCTGTAAAAGGGATGCATAGTTTTTGGGCGATTGCAGGGTGGGCAGTTCTGTTTGCCTACCCATTTTGGGGCTTTAAAAAGCTCTTCAGATGGTGGAGGAAACAATGATCCCCACCCCATTATCGCTGAGAGCAACCGTAAGGTTTCTCCTAGCAAACTATGACCTGCCTTTAGAACGTAGGGACATGTCTAATGACAACAACTTATATTGGATACAACGTAACTTGTTGATTAATAACGCTGATGATGAATTCACATCATTAGCTTTGGGTTACATCAAACGGATCTTATCCGGAGAGGAATGGGCATGAGCAGCATAATCATTTGGGGGTTCTATTTAACTCTTATATATTGGTCAATTAAAACAATTATGGAAATCCGTCAGAGATCATTAGACAATGACTTTGATGAATTCGATGAAGATCTTCCGTTTATGTATGAAGAAGAAGACCACAAAGTGTGGTGCAGATCGTGCAAAGGCCACGGTGGCAAGTGGAAGAATGCAATCAAGTATGTTGAGTGCCCTAAGTGTGAGGGGTGGGGACATACATATGAATGAGCCAATCGGTGTATCAGCATGGATTCATCCACCTGTTAAAGGTAGAGATAAATGGTTGGTAGAGATCACCACAAAAGAGGGGGTAGGAACTAAAGAGTTTAACTCTTCAGTTCAAGCCTTCAAATTTCTGGAGCAAGCAGCAGAGCAATTAGTAGCAAGACTCGGCCCGATGAAGGTCGAACTATTCTCAAACAAGGAGAGATAATGGCCCTTATTGAATCATTTGGAGCTTTGATTGTTCCAATTAACGAAGGTCTTGATGTCCATGCATACATCAGACAAGATGGGCATACAAAATGTGTAGCCCTCTTTATGCATAACATCTTGCAACGATCAGACAACTGGACTCATCGTCCATCTGACGTTACAGGTGAATGGGTTGTTTTCCAAAAAACCCAAGAACTTATTGACATATTAGATGAAGCAGTCATCTATTACGAGGAGGTATTTAATGCGTAAGCATAAAGTTTGTGTTTCAATTTGTGTTGAGTTGGATGGGGATATGTATTTCCCCGAACGCTTTCAGCTTGACCCGCAGGATGTGTTGAGCATCCGATCAAAGATGGCCGATGATGCCGAACCATACATGATAGAGATACTTGTACAAAAGGTTCTGCAATCATCTGTAGAAGATCTAGGTGCCACATGTAAAAGCATGTGGTCAACCTCAGAATCATGGGATGCCCCATGAAGACCTGTGTGTATTGCGGAGAAACAATGCACCCAGAACGCCCTTACGAATATTGTCTCAATGAGGCATGTTACGCCAAGGGTTTTAAGCAAGCGGAGTACTACATATTAGGAGTACACAAAAGTACACCTATTGTGTGTGGTCCCAATTCTAGTGAAGTGAAGGCAAAAACATCCTTCATGAATGCCAAGTAATTAACAACAACAACGTCCAAGGAGGACAACAAAATGGCCAGTGTCAAAGAGTTGCGAGTAGGTATGAGAGTGGTGGGCAAGTACCCACCATTCAAGGATGCTGAAGGGGTAATCACCCGCAGTACGCTTGTACCAGGGGGACCTGGTAGCAAGATTCAAGTGATGTTTGACGATACACTGTTAGGCACTGTCGAGATATTGCCTAAGGGTGTGGAGTTGATTGGACGTGCTAGCGTTGCAAACGCCGCCCCGTCCAGCACCATAACATCACAAGTTGGCAACGTAATCATCAGCGATATGCGTATCGACAGTCTCGACGACCCCGCATTGGACGACTTCCGTCCGAATATCGATCCACGCAATTATGTGTCTCGTGTTCTGGCAGGCGGTAAGACAGACCTTGAAGTAATGGAAGGTTATTTCAATCGTCGTGATGAGAACGATGGTTACCCAGTATCCGTTGCCTTGGTAGGCGATACCCAGTCGGGTAAGACATACTTGATCCAAGTTCAAGCGTTCCGTATTGCGAAGTTGCTCGGCCTTCAGAAGCCATTGCCGTTGTTCCTGCTTGCAGGTTCATCAGCGATTACCGACCACGACCTATTCGGTCAGTATCGTCCGATCATCGTGAATGGACAAGAACGGCTTGTGTGGATGGAGGGCATCGTTGCTCTCGCCGCTCGTCTTGGCGGTATCTTGTACCTTGACGAGGTTAACGCCATGTCAGGTTCAGTAACAGCGGCTATTCACCCACTGCTTGACAATCGTCATCAGTTTGTCAACATCCGTAAGCCTGTCTGGAAAGGCACGGTTGAGGTTGACGAAGTGACTGGTGTTGAGACGCACCACGGTGCTTATCGCCCAGAAACAGTAGTGGCGAATAAGAACCTGTGGATCATGGCTTCATGGAACCCAGGCTACGCTGGAATGGCCAAGACAAACGAGGCCTTCGCTAACCGCTTCAAGCTCCTTGAATGGGGATATGACGAAGAGGTTGAGAAGAAATTGATCAAGTCACCAGCAGTTCGTCTGCTTGGTCAAGCATTACGTAATGCTCGTGCACAACGTAGCATTACTACCCCTGTTGGTACTAGAGCATTACAGTTGCTTGAAGGTGACTTGGTTCATCTTGGAGTTGACTTCAGTCTCTGGGCCTTCATGGGCCAGTTCGTGTCATCACAAGAAAAGATTGTGGTGAACGAGATCATCAAAGATCGTGGTATTGCGGTCATGATGCGTGATGAGTTTGAACCTGCCGCTACTGCACCAGCAGTTGACCTTACGTCCCTCATCTCTGATGAGGAACCATACTGATCCTGAGGAGGAATCATGGTAAAGAAAAAGTTTGATGAGGAGGCACTAGCACGACGTGCTAGTGCCCGCTCCTTTAACCGTCGTGAAGCTACAAAGATTAGAGAGTCTTACAACAAAGAAGTCTTAGAGTTAATTTACTCAAACGACCAAATAGTTGAAAAGACTTTCCTTTCTGCCAAAAGCAAGCATGATCCACGAGCTATTAGGGCCACTGCATATGTGCTGGCCGACCGAGCACGTAAGGTTCTTACTTCTTTGGGTATCAATCCACCACTCAAGCTAGATGTTAACTATTACCGTAATGAAACTAGATCAGTAAATGCTGCTACGGATTTTAAAGGTATAAACATCTCGTTCGATATGGGTATGGTTGATCCGTCAGACATGGACAAGATTGGTAGCCTTTTGGCTGCTCTCAAGGGAGTTGTTTATCACGAAGGCGGTCACATTTTGTGCACTCTTCCGTGGTCAGCTCTGTTTGACTGTGCACTAATGGACAATGGGTTATTACCTGTTGCAATCAACCCACACGACACTCGTTGGGGTGATGAGTTTGCAAATCTGTATCCAGCTTATGAGGATGTTCGTAGCTCATTAGTTACAGTATTTGACAGAGTGCCATTTGGTGAAAGAGTTGTTAATCCAGCAACTAACATTACTAATAAGTGGTATGCACATCAGCAACACTACAGACCGTTTGCTGATGCTATCCAAATATCATGGAATCTATTGGAAGATGGACGCATGGAAGAAGAGATGGTGATAAATAGTCCTCCATTGATTGACTATTTTACTGCTCTTGTGCTGAACTACATCAATGATGATACTAAGCCTGGTTACTCATGGCCGTTTGTTACGACTAGATCTTACTTAGATCAAGAGCTTATGGATAATGCTCGTCAGTTGGCATATAAGTTTGCATTAGATAATGATATGGATATATCATTAGTTGATCAAATTGAAAACCAAGTCCATGTATACCGTGAGTCGAGATCAGCAACAGATGTTGTTATTGCTGTATGGCAATTGCATAACCTAATCACGCAGTGGATCACTGGTGCAAACAATGGTCAGGAACCACGACCAGACGATAGTAGAGGTCGTGAAGGCAAAGGTACTCCTAACCCTACAGGAGGTGACCACAAGAGTGGGCACAATGGTGCAACCCAAGTAACTAAGAAGCCAACGTTTGGTAACGAAGAAAAAGGTTGGGAAACAAAACCAGGTGAATCCAAGAAAGAATCCTCTGAGGAGGGAGAAGAGTCACCTGGTGGTGGTAAGGAAGGTGAAGGTAAGGCTAACGGTGAAGCACCCACTAAAGATGGTAATGAGACTGCAACAGAATTCATTAACAACACTGGTGGTACTAAAGGCACTGGCGGTCAAATCAAAGAAAATGTTGACTATGCCAAGATCCGTGAGGATCTTAAACAAAAAGCGGCAGAAGCAATGAAGCGTGTTGTTACTGACGAAGAAATAGGTCAACTAATCTCCGAGATCAACTCAGAACTTATGAGAGACTTGCCACATAACGGTGCAGTATCAGAAATGCCAAGTAACTTGTTAGTTGATTCTATTGCAGTAGCCAATCAAATGTTATCGGCTCTTGAACCATTAGCATTGACTGCCGACCCAGCATGGCGTTTCCGTCAGGAACATGGTGTGCTTGACCCAACGTCATACAAGATGCACGAACCTGGTGACTCAGACTACTGGGTGGACTACGAAGGCGAAGGCGCTCATGGCCATAGTCTTGCGGTATCTGTTATGTTAGATACTTCAGGATCTATGGGAGGATGGATGGATCAACTTTCCGTTGCTGCTTATGGTATTCGTAGTGCTTGCGATAGCCTAGGTGTTCCATGCACAGTATCTACCTTTGACACTGAACCATACATGATCTGGGATAACGATGAACCGATCACGCCAGTGCTAATTCATGATGGTGGTGGAACGAATCCACTTGAAGGATTACGCCAAATTAAAAATCAAAATGCGGGTAAACAACGACACCTGGTTGTTATACTCACTGACGGAGAATGGTCGTATGTTAATTCAATTAAACCATTCGTAGAACCCGGACAGTATTGGTTGTTAGTAGGTCTTGGTACTCCTGGTTACGCCAAAGATCTAGTGGCTAAAAAGGGTGGTGACGTAGCAATTGGTATTGATAACGTCATGGATCTTCCTAAGGAAATTGAGAAAGCTCTTATCGGATTCCTAGCCTAGGAGGTTATATGGAATGGTCAGATGTTTCTGACACGGAAATAGAGGAAGAGCTACCTGGTGTTATACAGGTAGTTAAACTAATTAGTTATGACATTGAACGTGTCTTATCTGCTATGCAAGTTCATGGAGAATTCCCAAACCCAACCATTGATGACGTGTTAAGCGTTGTCGCTGGTTGGGCATCGGAAGACTTTGGGTGTCAGTGGGGCCATCCCACTGACGCCACAAAGTTGGTGTACTTGGATGACTTAGGTAATCCATTGTATATTCCGGAGGACGAATGAGTGGACAACTCAGTTCGGCAAACGTGCCGGCGTCCAATCTGTTGTATTTACCTAGCCTCAATCTAGATCTATTTGATTATCAAGTAGAAGCGTTTGAATGGGCTGTTGATAAACAGCAATCTTATTTAGCGTTAGATATGGGGTTAGGTAAAACAGCGGTAGCAATAGCAGTTGCCTCAGCTTTGGTTGAGCAGCTGCAACAAAAAGTACTTATCATAGTTCCGCCAAGTCTTATATTAAATTGGGTAACAGAATTTGGTAAGTTCAATAAGAATATAAACGTTGCCGTTTTACGAGGTAAGTCTCCATCTGGTTTGCCAGATGCCGATGTATACATAATTGGTAACGCAGTTTTAGCACAATGGGTTTTAGTACTTATGGGAGAGATAGACGCTCTTATAGTTGATGAAGCTCATTTCTTTAAGAACAACTCTAAACGTACTAAAGCTTTGATAAGTCTTAGTCAATACATGCCCACTAACGCAATACGTGTTCTTATGTCAGGAACACCTGCGCCTAATGGGCGAAACATGGAGTTGGTAACACAGATAGATACTCTTGGCCCTAATGCATGGCAAGGGGTTGGTGGCATTGGTTACTTTTGGCAACACTATGCCCCATGGTCTGGGGTAATCATTAATGGTAAAAAAGTAGGAAGAATATCCACTAATGATCTGGACCTTAAAAACAAGATGCATGCTTCTTTTATGTTTAGGCGTAAAAGAGATGAAGTAATAGATTTACCTACAAAAACAAGATCAACTGTTGTTCTTGAGGGAACAGGTACCGCTGTTGATGACTACATAGCCTGCGAGAATGATTTGATTGCATGGCTTGAATCATTAGACAAAGATACGACTGGGGCCGAAAGAGCATATGCATTAGTACAGCTTGGTTTTTTGCGTAAGCATGTGGGTAAAGCTAAGGTTGAATCAATAATCAAGTTTGTATCTGAAGTATTAGATAACGAACCTGGTGGTGTGTTTATAGTTGCCGAGCATGTGGACACTATGAACGCTTTATCTGCGGGCCTAAGCAAATATAAAGTTTGCGAGGTTCGTGGTGGTATGTCAGAATCTGCTAAGCATAAAGCAGTCAATGACTTTAACAGTGGCGCTTCAAGAGTTATGGTAGGTCAGATAATCTCTGCTGGTACGGGCTTGACTCTTACTGGTAATGGTATTAACGTAAACCACCGAACAATTATTGCGCAGTTACCGTGGAACCCTGCCTCGCTCAAACAAGCAGAGGATAGAGTACACAGAATTTCACAGTCAATGGATGTATGCGTTACCATTCCACTGTGTCATATAGAGGGTCGCCAAACAATTGATGAAAGATTGTGGGGTGTCCTTGAAGATAAGGCGTTCTCAACAGGAATACTTATTGATGGGGAAGCTGAAGTGTTACTTGAAACAATCCAAAACGGAGTGCTTGACTCCTACAAACGAAAGAAGGTAAATCCATGAAGGTTAACTCATTCAATCTAGGTAAAGAATGGTTAGAAAAGAAGAAAGCTCTTGCTGAGTTACAGGCAGAGTTTGACGAGTTGGATGCAAAGCTCAAAGAGTTCATGTTTTCAACCGGCCTTAAGACCATTGAAGTAGATAAGAATGTCATTGAGTTGCAAGTTAACGCTCGCAGATCATTCGATGCAACTGCATTGAAAGACATGATAAGTGCTTCAGTCTTTAACAAGATAACAAAGCCAACTGTTGATACAGCATTGATTGACGCCGCAGTTAAGTTGGGCACAATCAAGCCTGATGTGGTTGAGCAAGTAACCAAGAAAACCGAATACAAACAACTACGAGTGAAGTGAGGAAACAATGAGCACATCAACAAACGTGCATTTAAATGGTTGTTACAACCCAAAGGTAAGCATTGAATTTAATGACTATCTTGATTGCGGAGCTCCATTTAGGACACTAAAGCTATGCGCAGGAGAACATGAGGTAAATGTGTTCTTCATGGAGCACAATGAACCAAACTTAATTGAGGTTCTTAATCAAATCATTGAGTCAGCAACTAATAAGTTGAATGAGTTATCTGTCTCGGCATGGGTAAATGCAGTCAAAGAATTATCAGAAAGTGAGGTATAAGCATGTCTGGATACAATATGCCTGATGGTTGTTACGAGAGTGACATACCTGGTTGGGATGACGAAGATATAACTGCAATGATTTACTGTGATGACTGCCAAATCGACTTTGAAGCAGAAGTTACATATAACCGTGGTACAGAAAGCGGGGATGTAACCTGCCCCGAATGTAATAAAGAATGGTATTACGAACATGAAACCGACAACAACTAAACCAACAACAAGGAGCAATAATGTTTAACTATCACGAAGTGTTTGAAGAATACGGAAAGTCCCCTGCTACACCACAAGAGTGGCAGACTTGTAACACAACCCATGATTATGTTTGGATGTTCCATGTAACTTCCGAATTTACTGAAAGAATGATGATCAGCTATCTTCACGGTCACAAGGACCCAAAGATTGTCGAGAAAGAAATGGATCAGTTCATGGAAGAACTTCAACGGCAGACAGGGTTGTCTATTGACGACACAGCTATGTATGCAAAATTGGGACAATACATTTTCCATGATCGTGAGTACAGAGATGATCCTGAAGCTGCTCGCCAAGCTGCTTACGAAAGTTTCCAACACCACGTGGAACTAAATGATCGGATTAGAAGTGCCGACAACGCTGAGGAATTGATTGAGGAATTGGATATGCCTGAAGAACTTGTGCGTATGGCTGAGGAGTTCAACAACATGATTGAAGAGCGTCACGCCAAAAACAATCAAATTGAAGCAGATCTTGCTTCTCTTGAGGCAGACATGATGGCCGAAGAGTTGGCTGGAGTGTTCACTGAACTTGAGAACCTTCTTAAGAACATCAATAAAGAGGAGGAGGGTAAGTGATTACTATCATGACACTTAAGGATATGCTTGTTGACTTACAAAGTAAAACAAGCAAAGATATCCACGATGAACTTATGCCGTTCATCCTCCCTATCAAAGATATGGATAAGGAGTTATTTGATGTACCACTTTCAAGCGTTCCGTTTGGTGATGGGGATGTTTACAAGCTAATTAGGTTCCTTTCACGCAATGTGGAGATAATGAATGGATGTATTCAGTTTGCATTGATTGCTCCAGCTACCGCTACTAACCCTGAAACAGGCGAGAAGAAGAAAATGTTTATGCTGTTTGTTGTTGAGCGTGCTAATCGAATATGGCATGGCGCTTGGGATTATGAAACAGGTGAGTATATCCACGAACCAGAAGAAGTAAATGACGGTTCCCATGATGGTGACCTACTAGTGGCTCTTAAGCTGTTTTCTTACCAGTTAGCATGCAGTGTGGGTGCTGAGGGTTTCCCTGAGCTTTATAGCAAATCAGTAAAGCTGGTACAAGAGACAATGGGTATTTTAGTTTCCAGACATGGAGGTGAATAATGCGACCAGAGCTTAAAGACCTAGCAAGAACTATGCACCCCAGCTTTGGTGCATCTTTCCCTGACCAAGGTTGGGATAAGATTATCATTGACTGCCATAACAAATTAAAGTCCATTGATCCTGATTATGTTATCTATCAGGTTAAAGAAAAGTTTGGAACGCTTAGGTACTACTTTCACAGTAACCATAGTGACCAGGCCAGTATGGCAAAATGCGTTGAAGAAGCAGAAGAATTAAGTGCAGTGACTTGTGAGCTATGCGGTAACCCTGGTAGTTTAGATCGTGAGGCGTGCTGGATTAAAACCCTATGCCCCGAGTGCACAACTACTAGAAAGGTTAGACGCGATGCCCCGACAGCACCAGTCAACTTCAATGAGGAAATTGCTCAAAGAAATTAAAGACTTAGGGTTCGATGTAACCCAAAAGAAATCAGGAACGTATCTGCTTGTACCGCCGGCTCATATTGATGGGCCGGCGTATACAACTCACGCAACTGAGTCTGCATTTCATCCAATAAAAAGAGACTTTAAAAAGCTCTACAAAATACAACTGTGAGGAAGTATGGAAACTAAAGAATGGCGATCCATGGCTGCTTGTCTTGGCATACCAACAGAAAGATTCTTCCTTAGTAAAGGTGAGTCAAGTAAAGAAGCAAGAAAGATATGTGATACATGTTCAGTCAAAGCTGAATGCTTAGATGAGGCCGTACACATTAACCCCATATATGACACCTACGGAATATATGGTGGCAAGACATCTAGAGAACGTAACAAAATACGTAAAGAACTAGGTCTTGTATTTGCTCCTGTAAATCATAAACATTAGCATAACCCCGAGCGGAGTCACTTAACCAGTGGCCCCGCTCGGGGTTGCTTTTTTTTTTGTTTTTATTTCTAGCCTCATCTCAGGCACTCGCGCTAAGGTAGACTTGTACTCGTCGCAAGCGTGATACCGTCCAAAGGAGAAAACCATGAGCCTATGCCGTGGCCCGTTATGTAGTGAAAAAACTGTGGCTAAAGGGTTATGCGCCGCCCATTACAAACAATTGAAACGTGATGGTAAGTTGCATATCATTGAAAAATCACAACTTCCTGAAGATAAGTTCTGGAAGAACATAAAAAAAGAAGAAAATGGTTGCTGGACATGGACAGGAACTGTTGATAAAGGTTATGGCCGTATGTACGTCGGGAACAAAGCATTTCAGTCTCACAGATGGTCATATGAACAACACAGACACGTATCTTTGACTAAGGCCGAAACACTTGACCACTTGTGCAGAAATACATTGTGTTGTAATCCTGAGCACCTAGAAAAAGTTGCTCTCATTGAGAACATTGAAAGACAGCACCTGTATCATGCACTTAACGCAGAAATTAAAAGACTGCGTGAGTTCCTTACTGATATTGGTTACGATCCCGATACTTTGCAAAAGGAGTTGTGATATGTGGATAATCATGGTAATTATTTTATGCGTAATTTTTTACTACATAGCAGATCAAATAAAAAAGGATGAATAATGCAAACATTTGTACCACACGGAAGTGACTTTACTAGTAATGCCTTGGTGCTTGACCGACAGAGATTGGGTAAGCAAAGAGTTGAAGGTATGCAAATACTTAATACTCTGCTTGGTTATAGCAGTGGTTGGGCAAATCACCCAGCAGTAAAAATGTGGAAAGGATATGAACCAGCTCTTGTTCAATACACTTTAGAAATGTGTAAAGTATGGACTTCGCTAGGTTACAAAGATACTTGTGGTATAAAAATACTACAAAAGTGTGCCTTTTCAGGAGTGCGCATTGCCAGCTTTGAATATCCTGAAATAGATATGCCTGAATGGTTGGATGACCCTGAAGTGATGGAATCACATAAGTCAAATTTACTTCGTAAGTTACCTAATCATTATTCACAATATTGGCCTGAAGTGTCACCTGACCTTCCTTACAAATGGCCAATTAAATGATGATTGCTATGAACTACATTGAGTTTCTTATGTTTGTATGTATTCCTGCAGCATTTATAATTCCACCCATTATTATTTTGTGGGTAAATTATAGTAACAGTAACTTTGCTGAAAAAATTAGAAAGATAGATGCTGCTGTAAGACTAGAAGAAGAAAAATATATTGATGATTCCTACGAAAATAGGAATCATAGACTTGAAGAAGAAATGAAAGCGTATTACTCAAATAAGAATTATGATCGACGAATAGGCAAAGATTGAGTAGACCTGGCATTGTCGCAATCGTGGCTTTGTCCAAAACGCAAAAACCCCTAGTGGTACCAATTTGGTGCCGCTAGGGGTTCTTTTTTTTTGTTGTATTCTGACTACAAATTACTGATTAGATTTACAAGTCTTTCCAAACCAATGTTTATGTCTCTTGAAGCAATCTGTTCTCTCATTGGTGCTCCTAGCTCTTCTCGAACTTTTGGATCGCATAGTCTTTTTATGGATTTTATCCAATCAATAGGACTTTTAGCTATTACACCTACACCTAACGTTTTATATAAATTTACATAGGAGTCTAAATCCTGGGCAATGAAAGGAATACCTGAAGCAGCATACTCTAATCCTTTAATATCAGATTTTGCCATATTAAAAGGAGTTTTATTTAATGGAACAATTCCAATATCCATAGTTAATAAGCTTGGGTAATCCTCTGCATCTACCATTTGCTTAACAGTTACTAAGGATTCATCAATTCCCAGTTTGCTGGCAAACGTTGGTGCAGACAAGTGGTCACCGCCATGATAGAGACTGACCTTACCATCATTGACTAATGGGGATAATATTCCTTTTAAGGTTTCAATATCCCTACTTCTGTGGGCCGTTGACCCTACCCACCCAACTACTGGGGTGTCTGTAGCACTATAGGTTACTTGGTTAAACCTATGTATATCTACTGTGTTTTCTAATACATGAATTGGGCATCTTACAAACTTAGATATTCTGTCCCTGATGTATGTGGTGCTTACTGTCACAACATCAGACTTTGACAAAATTGTTTTATAAAAGTTTGTATTTTCAATCTTATTGTGCTTTGGATGGTTATGCTCAAAAGCCATATTTGAAGTGTCTAAACCCCAATACCAGTCGTCAAGATCGTTGATTATCTTCTGGCCATTTGCTCTAGCCATTGGAACGTGCTGAGTAAGCCCTTCATGCATTAAACGTTGCATGTATACAACGTCAACCTCACTGACCTTACCATCAACTGACATAATGACAAATCTGTCGTACATCCAAGTGAGTACACCAACACTTACATCAAAAGGAAGTGTGGAAACATACTGACCCAGGCGGGCCCATCCACTTCCTCCCCATTTGGCTGTATCTAAACCTGTTCTGTTTGGATGTAACCAATCACCCGATGCTATGCCTAGACGAAGCACGTGAACTCCCTCTGTATTCCATTTTGTGTACTTTCTTACCTACGCCACAATGGTGAGTGGGGTGCTCGTTCAAAGGAACAAACACCTCCACTCCCTCATTGCATTTTGGACATGCATAATACCCTTTGGGGTACTGTGCTTTCTCTGTATCAGACATGAGAAACATTGTACTACTCATCAGACTGATTTGCGGCGCTTCCAAGTGATTGCAAAGAACTTGATATCCATTGCGTTCCATAGTGGTGTAGCGGCCAAAGTTGTGATTGGCTTGGGAAAGTCAGCTCGTTTGCGAAGAGCATGGATCTGTTGCTTTGGGCAACTAAGGATCTCTGCCACTTCCGAAGTTCCAACAATGTCGTCAATTTTAATAAGCAACATATCAGAATCTAATTGAACTGTAATGCTATTTTCATTCATATTGTGCTCCTTGTGAGGTGCCCATATCGGGCTTTGTTTATATACTACAACACATTATTAACAATTACAACTACCGTTATATATTATTTACCACTAGTTGCTTTCCATGGTTTCCAACCGGAACCTGACCATAAGCGAAATGCAAAAGTTAGGTTTTTCTCAGGATCAAACATGTCATTTGGGTGATTCCATCCCATTTCTGCTAACCACTTTTTATGAATTTGGTTTACTTGAGTGAGTCCTGCATCATGACCATTCCAGGCATCTATTGTGCATCTCGACTCTCTCCAAATTACTTTACTGAGGGTTGGCCATTCTTCTTCAGGCCAACCTACTGATATGGCTAGGTCATGCCATTCTCCACAAGGACCCCAAGTGAAACGAGCTTCATCTATTTGGGCTGCCGCAGTTTGCGCTATAGCTTCCCAATCAATAGCCACTGTGGTGGTGGTTTCGGGGGCAGTGGTTGTCGTCTCTGGGGCGACGGTAGTTGTTTCAGGTGTAGTGATTATTACAGTAGATGCCGTTGTAGTTTCTTGGATTGTTACTTTTTTGGATTCTGTACTGTTGACCAATATTATGGGCCCTGCGATGCTTATGGCTAGTGCTACAAATAGTACTGGTTTAAAGTATTTAATTTTCAAAAGCTAGCTCCTTGATAGGGGATAATGACAATGCCCAGCCTGAACTGTATTGGCTGGGCACTATCTATATTACCAAAGTGTTACGAGTACTAGCTACATCACATGCTAGAAAGTTTAAAAACTAATGATTCTATGTCAAAATCTTGCCCTCTAGCAGGGAATATGTCTAATGTGACATGTTTCCTAACTACTACAGAGGCCTCTCTACACTTAGGACATCTGCATCCTGAACGATACATTTCAAGAGATCCATGATGCATTCTTGCTGTACCACGTCTTTCTTGAGGTGTCAATCCACCCCACAAACCCCAGTGTTCTTCAATACCATAATCGAGGCAACTTTGCCACACTGGACAAGTGTTGCATACTGCCTTACCCACTTTGTAGTAGGCATTGTGGTTGGTCTCCTCTAATGGGGGGAAAAACAAGTTTGGATGTATTCCCTTGCATGGTGACTCTTCCATCCAAGGTTTAGAGGTCATTCTGTTTCTTCTTGTGAAACAAATAGTAATACGTTGTATATTTCAGTGGTTAACCATTCAGCGGCATCTTGAAGACCATCTTCTGAAGAGATATCCCAATTGCCCCAAAGTGTGCAACCCTTTGTTGATAGATACCCCATAACCTCTTCTATGCCAATTACAGTAGCTTCAATTGTTGCACCATTTATCATGCTCCCACCAGAGATATTTCCCGATTGGTACGCATTTTTACCAACAATAACATTGTTGTTATTAGGTGTAACCTGCTTGTTGTTTTTCCACCATGTTCTTTCCATGGTTCCTCCTTGTTGTGTTACTTGTAGTCTACAGACAAAGTTAGCTTAAGTCAATTACATCTTGAATAAATTGGTCAGTCTGATTTGGGCCCAATCCTCCACTAGGAAGTTGTCTAGCTGTTTCTCCAGCTTTGCTACCAAACAGTCTAGAAAGTACCCCTGCGTTACCTCTTGCTTCCACTTCAATACGCATAAGATCACGGGTGTCAGAAATATTCTTGAACTTGTCAATGAGGGAGAATAACCTATCCATCTCTGATGACAAAGCTGGGTCAAGACCTTGGCCTTCCAGTTCTTCAGCAAATCTTGCAAACAAAACTCGGCTAGCTTGCATCTCAATCATGGCCTGTAGAACAGCGTTTAACTGATCCTTAGAACGTATTTCTACAGGTAACTTAAACCCACAATCTGAATGTTCCTTGAATGCAGGACAACGCGATGCAAGATAGCAACTATCGCATTGTCGTAGAGGACCACTTTGGTACCTAATAACAGGTGTCTCTGTAGGGGCAATTTCTATGTGTTCTCCCTGTTCAGAGCCACTTTGTGTACCCATTGACAAGATATGTTCTATGCCCATAACCGGTAGCAATACACGGTCACTTTCGTGCCGCTTCTCTAGGTGGGAGATAGCAATATTACCCCCCTTAGAAACCGGTTTATCCGCATTAGGTGACATAGGGGGTATAGCAACTATATCCCCCTCTTCTACCTCTCCAAACTCGGACTCATCATCAATAACTTGGGGGTCATAGCCCAAAAATGTGGACTGCTCCCAGGCCTTCCAAGACTTGATTGCAAGTGACCCAACCGCCGTTACGTTATCTTCTAAGATTGCATCGTAATCAATACCTAATCTTAAAATGTCTGCTCTATGCTTTTTACGAGCAGATTCTTTCTGCTGCGCAGGGTATCTGTGGAGACCATGACCGTCCCATATTTGGGTTTCGCCGTAGCGTATGGATGAGGTCCATGATCCCACTACAACAGCTTCCCAAGGTAATGATTGGATAACATCAGGTTTACTTGTTAAACCATAAAGCTTTGCTCCCCAACGCTGCGAGAGGGACCGGATACGCGGAAGTGTTTTAGAGTTTATAGCCTTGTCTGATATGGCAGCTCTACCATAACGTTGACATAACCATGCCAATCTTTCTAAATCGTCGTCATCTGACCATACCGGGACATACTTGTCTCCCAGCCAGTCTCCATCCATATCAGGACGCCCAATAACAACTGATAGGGAGTCAGCGTGGTCTCTTACGAAAGTTTCGTACTTATTAAGGTCTTCATCCCCCTCTGATGTGTACACCAGTATTTCAGCGGAGGCAAATACCTCTTGAGGATTAAACTCTTTACGTTTTGGGATAGGTAAGTGAGTGACGTTAACAGCTACTCTAGTTATGTCATTAGCTATAAGTAGGTTTCTATGGGTGCCTTTTTCAGCACCTCCAAAGAATATGTGCATTACTCTCTCCAGGTCTTCTCAGCAGCCTTTAGGGCTTGACTGTCTAATTCCTCAACTAAAACATCCCACTCTTTTATTATCTTCATGTTAGACCATTCAGGTCGTACTAGATAAGGGGAAGCAATTAAAAGGGTAGCCATGCCTAGTTTAAGTAGCTCTGCACAGGTTCTAGGGTTGTTATCTACGTACCATTCCGGCTTGCCAAATATTGCACCAATACGGTTTATCTTCTCTGCCTGTAGATAAGGGTCAGGTTCATCAAGCATTTCATAAAATGAAGGTTTTATTCCTTCTTTTTTAAGCCAATCTTCAAGTACTAATTTGCTGTAGTCCTCATTAACTACTAGGCATATGCGTCCAAGTGACTGTTCATGCAACATACGCCAAATATAAAGCCCTTGTGGATCTGGCTGACGGAGTGCTATTGAATCTGCTGGACGGGCCAATACAGAAAAGTTAAACAATATCACTAGTCATACATCCCTTTGGCAATGCGATTTTTATGAGTCACAAATTCTTGTGCTGGGCAATAGTGACAAAGGTATTGGCGGTTTTCTTTAGGAACACCAATCTTACGACCAATCGTCTTGCTTTCATCCTCATAATCAATGCACATACCTGCTGGGCGGTTATGTCTACTAAAGCACCTAAGAGCTTCAACTTTTAGATCATCTTTTAGTTCACGAACTTCCCATTCATTTTTGGCAAGTTCTTTTTTGATCTGAGTCTCATCACCAAGTTTTTCCCAGGTGGCTTGATCGCATCTAATAATAAGTGACTTATGGGCGTCTGGATCAGGGTTTGCGGCCTGACCAAGATGCCTATTGCATAGCTCTATAAGCTCCATGTCATATTGAACAGGACCTTCATAGTCCTTCATTCTGTACATGGTTCCACAGGTTTGACACGTCAAAAGACGGGGCATATTGTACTCCTAATTGTTTGTACTACTCAGTCGTCTGCGTAGCCGTATTCGTAATCATTATCTGATGATACATTAACTCCACGCTTCTTGTCAACGACATTATACTGAGTTTGAAGCAATTTTGCTCTTTCAAGTGCATGTTCTTCTTCAAGAATGCCACCTCGACTTGGAGCAATACTCTTCATCATACCGTCGTTTTCTCCGAGCTTACGATCACCATTCATTGATCTTTCTGTATTAACTGCCATTTGGGGGCTCCTTGCCTATCAGTAGTTAAAATCTTGCGGACGACCATAGTCATCACTCTCAACACCAAATCTTCGACTTGCTTCAACACCTTGAGAAGGATAAGGATCTCCGGGTCTAGGGTGACGTGAGGGTCCTACATAAGGTCTTGAACCTGCAGGAAGTGGTGGTCTAGGGTGGCGTGAGGGTCCTTCATAAGGCGTTCTTTGACCACCAGGTCTAGGGTGGCGTGAGGGGGCAGTTTGTGGACCAGTCGCATCATAATCCCCGCCCATACCCTCATACTGTGGTGGCATTCCACCATTAGGAACAGAACCTTGCATAGGAACACCCATGCCCATATCACCAAAACGAGTGATTCTAGGGGCACCTCTTCCTGGTCCACGTCCACCAAAAGAACCATTCGTGGGGTGACCATAGGTTCCTCTTGGGTTGACCTGTTGAATAGGGGCACTAGCAGGACTATCTCCTGCACCAATTGCTCCCATTACTCTAGAACCAGGTCCAACAGCTCTTGGTCCGGGACCAATTTCACCCATTGGAGTAGGTGCTCCAGTGCCTATTTCACCCATTACTTGTGGTCCTGCGGGCAAACCACGATCTGGAGTACGTGTGTATTCTGCTCCTGGACCAAAGTTGATTGGCCCACCACCAGGTGCGGTCATTACACGGTCAGCAGCTTTGTTCCACATTCTTCCAAAGAAACCGGGGCCTTTTGGGGCACCTGTAGAGTTATCCACAGTAGGAGGTGCTCCAGTAGTAGGAGTTTGCCCAGTACCTGCAGGTACACCACCACGAAACTTCTCTATGTCAGTCCCTGAAGGGGTTGTTGGAAGGCCAGTCGTAGGAGTTCCTTCAGTTGAAGTACCTTCAATTGCATTAGGAAACTTTTTAGCAAGAGAACCCTCATCTCCTTGTTCCCAAGAAGGTCCCTGCCCACCTACCTTACGTTTAGTGGGCTTTGGATAAGGTTGTTCAGCTTGTCCAGGGGTGCCTTTACGTCGCGTTTTCTTTACAACACGTGGATCACCTCCACCAAAGTTGTCTCCTTGGTCAGGAGGTGTTGATGTTCCTGGTGTTGAACCAGTCGGTGGTTTTGAACCAGTGCCTGTGGCATCATAGTCTCCACCCATACCTTCATATTGGCTGGGCATTCCACCAGTGTTTGAACCAGGTTCACCCTTTCTGGGTAGACCCATGTCTCTGTCACCCCGATCTTCGGGTGCCCATTTTTCAGGTTCTTTAGGTGTATCTGCCTTGGGCTTATCGGCTTTAGGCTTATCTCCAGGATCACCACTCCATCTTGGATGGTTGGGGTCAAACATAAATTGGTTGTGAACTTGACGAGAGCCTTCGCCACCAATCTGTTGGACACCCCCACCACTGTTAGTGGCTCCAAATCCAACTGAGCTACCAGCATCGATGTCTCCACCTGCTTGGATGTTCGCACCACCAGACTGGTTACCAGACTGCCTTGCGTTTTTTCCAACTTTTACGTTGTTGTTAGATGCTATTGCCATATCCTCATCACTTCCTTGACCGCCTGGTGAACCTTTTCCAGGAGTTGATTCTTTACTTTTTTTAAGTTTTCCTTTAGCTCCAAAGAAGTTTTTTAAAGTGTTTTCTTCATTAGAACCGGTGGCGCCCCATCTTTTACTATTATAGCTTTCTCCTGAACCAGGAACAGAGGTAGTACCAGTTACTCCACGGGCGTTGTAAGTAGATGTATTACCACCTAAACGATCACCAACATCCCTAGAATAACTACTTTGAAAAGCTGGTTGATTTGGGTTGCTACCTTCTGCTCCACCTGAACCATTGGCATACGCTTGACGCATTTGCCAAGAGCCTGGAAGGACACCCTTTTGCTTCATATTTTGAGTGTAAAAGTCGTGTGAAGGTGCTTTACCTTCGTCTTGAGTATAGAAATCTCCGTTAAAGGGCATGTTATACGTTTCCTAACGAGTTCATTGAGTACCTTCCAGTACCTTCAAACTCACCTGTATTCATTTCTGGCATAACTGGCATACCTGAAACCCATGAACGGTTCTTTACACCATAACGACTCATGCTAAAGATATCCATAAGAGTAGGTGACTGCTTCATGAACCCACGGGTTTGTGGAAATAGCTGTTGAGGAACAGTGGGGCGGATTGCACGTATAGTTTCGGGGTCGCTAACGGCGGCCTGAAGGGCCTGATCCACTAGAAACTCTTGACGTGTACCCCAAGGCTTTGCCACTATTCCTCCGTCTGTGTCTTAAGAACTGGACGTTGAGTGGGTTGATTACCAAACTTACTGTGAACAACACCTTTGATTGCTTCACCTACTGCTTTGAAGTCATCACTGATTTCATCAGCAGGGGTAGCTTTGAGACGTGGACGAGCATGGGGGTTGTCCCCACGACCTGCGTCTGCTCCACCTCTGGTGGTCCCAACAATTGCCATTTTAGTAGCTGACTCCAAGGTTGTTAGTAGTTGGCTTACCATAAGCGTCTTGAATCATAGTTGATTTACCGCCACCAGTAGTCACTGAAACATCTCGAGCGGTTTGTCTACCCATTGTTTGATTTTCTGGGTTTTTACCTGAGTTGTTAGTACCTCTTCTAAGGTCTTTATAATGATCTTTAATCCCAGGCATACTTTCATTAGGAACAGCATGTGCTGCTTTACCATATCCCTGCAAACTAGCGGGGGTTTGGTAAATTTTAGTTGTACCCTCAGGAGCTGTTCCTCCAGCAGGCATTGGGTTAGCTTCTTTTACTTTAGCGTTAATTTCTGGGGTACCCATGTCACCTGAAGGTGCGAGCTTACCAGCTTTTCTAGTAGCATGAGAATCTCTGCCACCTTGTCTACCTGAATGTGCTCCAGTATCTTGTCCATTTGCCATAATAACTCCTTTAAAATTTAGCCTGTGTAATCTTTGTAGCTTCTTCGGTTACCTAAACTGCTTCTCATTTTTTCAGCTGCAGCAATTACATCTTTGTATTGCTCTCTAAGTTTTGCATGACTTTTACGGGCTTCTTCTAAAAAAGGACCTGGGTTAAGTCCTTCGACGTTAATCTTGTACCAAGCTTCAGCAATTGTCATGTGAGGCTTAATCATATTGTGTTCTCCTTGTTGTGTATTTGCCATGTTGTTACTGACCTTTTATTGCATTCCTAATGTCATCCATACTTGGGCCTTGACTAGGGTTCTCTTTTGCTTCTCTTTTTATAGTTGCTTCATCTTGGTTATGCTCCACCATTGGAGCATTACCATCTTTTACTGATTTTCTTAAAGCATTAAGATCTACTTCTGGCTCAGGATCTTTATTGTTTCTTTCAGGTTTAGCATTAAGTGCATTACTATCCCATCTATCCTGATACACCAGATTGGGCTTATTATGTGAAGTGGGTGCTTTATTGGGATCGTTAGGATCATCGGGAGGTCCTTTTCCACCACCAGCAGCTGCGACTTGGGGGTGTGGAAAATCCTGACGACCTGTGGCAGCATGGGTGCCACCAGAACCGCCTCGCATAGTATCTTTAATTCCCATAAGTTAATCCTTTAAATTAGTGGGTGAGTCATTAAGAGCTTTTAGGCGCTCAACTTCTTTTTCAAGTTCTTCTGTTTGTATACAAGTTTATCATCTCCACGGGGGAGCAAGTGACTTTAATAGGCTTCTTCGTTGCATGTCTACAACTTCTTCTTGAGGGCGGTCTAAGCCTCTAGGAATGCCTCTAGGACCAGCTTTACCATCATTAGTTAATCTTACCGGTTCAGCCCCTGGAGGGGCAAATTTGAGGCCCTGTGACTGCAGTACTAACCCTGTCTGTAGGTTGAACTCATCTGGCCAGAGATAATCACCAGCATTGATCCTCTCACCTTTGTGGACACCACGGGTGTAAGGGCGGGTGTTAGTACGTTGTACAGCATTTAGAATCTTATCTTGTCGTCGATTAGATGACATGGTGCCCAAGTAACCATCTGGATACTGAGTGTCAGGGGAACCACCCCATGCTGAAAGTTGTGCGTCTTTAGCATTACGAAAGGCAGGGGTAGGTCCTAACAGAGGTTGGCTTTCGGGGGTATAAGGGTCATACCCTCCACCCCAATCGGTAAACGTCTGCTGGTTTGGACTAGCGGCCATTTACTCCACCAAACGCTCCAAGAATGCCACCTTGTCCTCCACCAACATTAGAAATTGGCTTTGGGCGTGGTACTACCTTCTTAACTACTTTTTTATTGATCTTTTTCTTAGAAGTTGAAGAAGTCTTCTTTGAGGCCATGACGGTCCTTTTCTTTACGTTTCTGTTTGCGTTCTAGCTTATCTTGTTCTTCGTATATATCGTCAAACTCATCATCTAAGTGTGGTGAATTAGCTAGCTTTCGCCAATCATCATTATTGTACTTACGCATATGGTTAGTTTACACCTTGTGTTTATATTTAGTTGTTTGTATCAGGGGAGAGTACTTCTTGTTGACGCATTCTTTTTGGAGCAATTTTTGCGTACTGTCCAGCGTTAAATAAACGACCAGTTGGCATGCTGTCACCAGCCATGAGTGGCCTATCAGTCGGTGTCAATCCTGATTCACCAAATTGTGCTCCAGTTCCAAGTTGCCGAGTGTTCATTACTGATTGTTGACGTGATGGAGTTGGAGGGATGTTTCTATTAACAGGCGATACGTCCGAATTGCCATACTCTAGTTTTGCATCGGATATTTGTCCAGGTGAAGTAGCATACAGGCGTTTACCCATACGAGGATTACGTGAAGTAACGTTAATGCCAGCAACTTTACCTTTTTCGTCAAGTATTTGATCATCAGGGTGACTGGCTATTCCCAAACTATCAGTGTATCTTCTTTCTCCAGTTCTTTCATTAGTTTCAAAATTTCTAAGTATTGGAGATTTTACAAACTCAGCTTTTTGAAGTCCTTGTAAAGCTGTTCTGGTATAAACATCCGCGTTTTCTGGAACACTAAATTGTGAGCTTAACCTGTTTGTTTCTGACTGTCTTGGTAAGGTTAGTTGTCCTTTAGGAACTGGAGCAGGTGTTACAGGCTGTGGCGGGTCATTATCAAACCTTCCTGTAACACTTTCCAATTCAGCAGCAGTAGCTCTTGCATTTAAGCGTGGTTTACGGAAAGTTGCAAAAGATGGGCGCACTTCTTGTGAAAGTGGTTCACCTACAACTTCTCTTGCGGTGTTTCCAACTGGTTTTGCAGATAGTGGGTGGTCTGCTGGAAGCGTTGTTCTTAAGTAATTTAATACTTCTTTTCGTACACCACCGGGGCTTGTTACTGATGATTCAATACCTGTGATATCTTTACCTTCTGCTGCAGCTCTTGCTGCTTTTCCAAGGTGTTCAGAATAGTCTGCTGGTTTATAGGCGGCTTTAGTTTCAGGGTTGGTAGCTTTAATAAGACTTTCAGACAAACTGATACCTACGTGTCTTGCTACAAGGTCTTTAACAACATGATGGTGATCACCTAAATCGTGTTGTTGAATCATGTCATCAATATTAAGCCCCACTGCTTCTGGAGAAGCCCCAGAAGTAATGTGCTGTACCGCCTTATTAGCAATAGTTTTTGAAAGACCAGCTATTGAACTAGCTTTTTGTTCAAGATCTTCTCGTGCTACAACTCCTGGATTTTCTTTGTCAAAACCTTCCATTTCTTTTATATAGTCAGACATATCAGAATCATAGGTAGTATCTTCAGCTTTTCTTTTAGCAGCTGATTCGTCTTGTCTAGCATTTATTTCAGACCATGCCTGCTGTTGTGCAGTTTTGTATGGCATATCCGTAACGGTGTCTGCTTTAGCAGCAGTGCCACCTTCAGAGAGATCGTTGATAGCACCAGCAGCTGATTCGGCTGCAGAAGTATCAAGTGCTCTTCTATCGGAAATAATCTGGCTGATTCTTCCAGGTATAACTGGTCCTCTTGTATTAAAAGTAACACCATTAACTGTGCGCATTGTTTGAGAGGGCCTATCAGTTAAACCAAGAGCTGCAGCTGTGTGTCTTTTAATTGCTTCGCCAGTTTCATCGCTAGAAACATCCATGTAAGGATCTGCTGCTGCTTCTTCTTTAACACTTGGGTTTGTACGAAGACCAGCTTCTTGCCATTTTCGAACACCTTCAAGGTGTTGGTCACCTATTGCACCGGCAAGAGTTGGCAAATTAGGATGTCTAGAGTTAGTTGAATCAGTTGTAGTAACTTTTCTGTGGAGTGACACAGATGTTTCGTTATCAGATTCTTCGTCGTCAGCATGAGATGCTAAAAATGCTTTGTCTGGGTCTACTTTAAGAACATGGGCGCCAATATGTTGAGCATGCAATTTTGGATCATAGCTGGGGTGGTCTTCAGTAAGAGTAGACAGCTCTCCAAACTGGTCCATAGCACTTGTTTGCATTCCAGCAAGCATATTAACTTTTGCTAAAGTGCCGGTATATGGGTCTTCTATAAAGTGTGCCCCTTGTATGGTGTCACCATAGCTTTTACCAGTTATGGGGTTATGAGGAACTACAAGGCTAGAACCAGTTGCTTCTCTGGCAATTTTACCAAGGTGTCTTTGGGCTTTAACTGGGTTATCTCTAAGTTGCTGCTGTAGTCTTGCAGGCATTCCTTCAGAAAGTACTGAACGACCCTGAGCGGCTGTACCTTTAACACTAACAGGTCTTTCATCAGGCTTGTCTTTTCCTGGAGCTGCGCCTTTTACAAATAATTGTCTACTCAAAACAGTATTGAGTGGAGCAGCTGTAGTACGCACTTGCCCACCTAGTATTAAGGCACTAATGTCCGCAGTGTCTAGGCCTTCAAATTGTTTTGGGTCTATTACTTGTTCCGACTCACCCGCAACATCTTTTTTAGTAACTAAATTTTCTTCTTCTATTCTTCTTAAACGCTTAATAGATTCGGAAATATTTAGTGCTCCCCTATTATTCATTGTCTGGAATTTTTGTATCTCTGCAAGTCCAGCTTTATAAGCCATTTCTGTGGCTTTTTCATGGCTTAACCCTTCAATTGGTTTTTCTGCTTCTATACCAGCTACCCTTGTTGATCCCCGAGTTCCCTGGCGGGCTTCTTTATATGTCTGTGCAATTACTGATGTAAATTTATCATAAGCGTTTTTATCTGGAGCATTAGCAGCGGCGTCCTCATAACGAATATGACGTTCTTCAGGAGTTAAGTTGCCAAGTTCTTCGTGTAACTCAGGGCTAATACCTTCTGCTATTGCAGCTTCTCTGTTTTCTGGCTTTAGCAAATCAGGTCGTTCATGAGCCAGTTTTAATGCATCAACATTTCCAGCGTCTGGGTGAAAAAAGCTTTCTACCGGATGTTGTGACCAAAAGTTTTGCGATTGCAAACGTTCTGACTTGGTACCCTGTGGGTCACCATACATAAGCCTATTTAATCTATCAGAACTAATGCTGATTCCAGCAACACTCAATTCTTGTGCTGAAGGGCGAGTTACTTCAGTAACCTCCCCTTCTCTATTAAAGTTTCTAGATGCAGTATCTGCTGTGGCTACGTTACCCATAGCGTTATCATCAATACCTTCAACTTGATTTAAAGGTAACCCAGCTCCTGCAACACGAGATTTGCTTGCAGCTTTATCTTTACGTGCCTGTATTTCCCTGTCAATTTCAGCCTGATCCCTTGGTACTCTTTTTAACTTTTTGGGGTCTATACGTGTGGTGCTAACAGGTTTAGCAGTATTATCTCTCTTAGGAACGTTGGCGCTTACAGCCCGCTGTTGGCGTACTGTACGAGACCTGTTACTAGTGGTTCCTGCTGCAGCTCGTGCTTGGCTTCTTTGTCTACGCTTATTTTCACCAGGGGGAACAAGAGTAGAAGTGTCTGTATCACCTATGACGTCTGCAAGAACTGCGTCTTCAGCTGCCTGTTGTTCTCTGCCTCTACGAGCAGGCTTTACCGCTTCAATAATCTTACGTGTATTTTCACGAGCAGCCATAATACTGGCTTTTCTGGCTTCTGGAAGAGCTCTAAAGGCAGTTCTACCACCATAAGTCTTTTTATTTCCCTTTGAAAGCTTAGATGCACTGAGTTCTCTTGCTTTATCTTCTAAAGCTCTTTTAGCTGTTAATTCAGAAAAAGCTGCGTCTTCTTCATCTAGTGCAGCTCTTTCAGGTACAACACTACTACCCTTCAAGGCTTCTATTTGGGCAAGTCTAGCTATTTCGGCAGCATCAGAAGCTTGCTGAGCGGAAACACCACTACTTAAAAGTAATGCTTCTTGATCTTCCTTTTCTTTTTTAAGCCTCAACATATTGGCGCGAGCGTTGTTTGAAACTGCTCGCTCGCTCTTTGGAAGGGAAACTCCCTCACCAATCTTCTTTTTTGTTTCTTTTTTAGGAGTATCTTCTTTTTTAGCTGCTGGTTTTTTAGGTGTTGTTTTCTTAGGTGCTGGATCTTTGTCAGATGCGCCTTTTTTCTTTGCTGCCATGGTGGGGGGTCTCCTAAATAGTGAAAGACAAGATAAACAATAATACCACTTTATACAGGGGTATTATCGTTCGACAGGTCTAAAAGCGATAGCTGAGATGGTCTCTCCGTTATCCCCTTCAATGTCATCAAAACCAATGACAAAGCACAGGTCAACACCCCTTGGTGCGACAAACCCACGTGCAATAGCACATGCTTTTACAGCCTGGTTTACGGCACTTGCGCCAATAGCACGCATCTTTGGATGCTGGCCAGCAATGACCGCTCGGGCTACGATAGAGCCAACACTCTGTGGGTTGCTGCTACCGGAAACTTTTACAATATCGTCTACATTATCTTGTGACATAAGTTACTCCATATGGTTAAAGGGTTATTATCAACCCTTTAATTTTACGAGTAACCACCCTCTTGTAGCAGTGTAACGAAGTCATCTAACCTCATCACAACATATGTATCACCCAATGCTTTTTCGCCTTTACCAGCGCGTTTAACAACTAAGGCAGGCATTGATTTTCCTAACCTAGCTGCTTGTTCTACTGTAGCATCTAACCAGCCACTTAAGCTTAACTTACGTTGGTTTTTACACTGTATGGCGAGCTCTCGTTCTTGTCCCTCATTACGGATACCATTGATATCCCCAGTGTCTTCTCCGCCCTTTAGAACTGTGCGGGATGCTTTAGGAAAACCTTTGGTATTGAGGTATTTACGTATAGCTGTTTCAAAGGAAGTACCTTTTTGTTTAGCCGCTGACATTCTTGGTGTCCTTTATTACATTTCTAATCTCTATAAGAAGGGCTTTAATTTCTTTTAGAGTATGGTTTACTTCATTAATTGGCGCAATTGAGGCTCTTGCGTTTGCATCTTGACGCATACGCTCATTTGCTTCTCTAGCGTTTTTAGCTCCAATTTCATCCCATGTTGGCATATCATGCTCCAAATCTTGATGTACGTTGTTCTTTACTGTGCAAACCAATTCTACGACTAAGTTCGCGTGAAAGCAATTGTGCTCCACGTTCACATGAATCAAACAGTGCTTCTAATAACTTTCTGTATGCTCTAGAAACTTGGTATTTCTCTTGTTGGGACAAGACGCGGGAATCTACATCTCTTTTTGCTTTTGCGATAGTAACGCGATCCCCCTTGGCATCTGCTCCCCATTGCTCTATTAAAACTCTTGCCTCTGTAACCCGACATTGGTTACCCTCTCTATCTTCTTCAATCTCTGCTTGGACTAACTGGCCTTTAAGGTATGACACCCATGCCATAAACTCTGTGTAAACATTCATGAGATCTCTATCATCCATATCATCTAGATCATTAGGTAAGTCTGGTGGAGAGTCTGATGGTCGTGTTGGTAACGTAAATTTAGTTTTAAAGCGTGTAAGTGCTGGGCCTTCATCTTCAACTTTGGGTATTACTCTCATTTCCAGCATTCCTTTTTATACGGGCAAAACTTGCATCCGTTAGAGTTTTTGTCATAAGCCCAATCTGGTGTATCAGGAAGAGTATCTTCCTCTAAATGATGCATAACTGTCTTGCAGTTATCTAGTATTGGTTGCATAATTTCTTCTTGGTAATTTACCGTAAACTCTTTTACCTCTTGTGTGGGCTTCCACTCGTAAATAAAAACAATACTGTCATGCCCTGTGCAATACATGTACACATGGCCTTGTCGAACGTGCGAAGCAAACGGCTTTTTAATGTTCTTCCAAAGTCCATCAAGAGTAAGTTCTCCACTTGAGTAGGCTTTAAAGAGAGTTGGGTGGTCCCACCTAACAGTTCCTAACCCTACGCTTTTTATCTCAATAAGGGCTCTACCATCCGCATCCACAACTTCTCCATCCGCGTGACCGAGTATTCTGTGTGCATCGTTACGTACAGGTACCTCCCGATAGCGAAAGGCATCACTAGAACAAACAGGACAACACTCAGGAGAAACGCCTTCCCAGCGTTCATGACAAGCCTCACATTCCCAGGTGCCACCAAGAATGCCAGCTTGCTGAATCCACTTTTGCCATTTTGCATGTATCGCATGGCCCTCCTCAAATATGTTAAGGCGGCTAAAAGCTAGTGATTCATCTGCCGCAGGGTGTTGTTTAATTTTATACCATGCGGCTCTGGCACACCAGTCTTTTTTGGAAAGTTCTGATGGGTGTAGATGTTCTGTGTCTCTAGTGCTATTGCGCTCTTTGCTATTAAGAGCCACTTGAGTTTGAATTGCTGGGAGGATTCTTCCCTTAACCTTGGCTAAGTCTTTGTAGTTCTTTGTGTACCACGGGGTATCAGTCATTTGTTTCCTTTGGAAAAGCAGCGATGATTTCTTCAACACTCTTATTTTTCCAGTTGTACATTGATGCAATAATTCTTGCTAAGTGTTCACAATCACTACGCAATTTTTCAACATTTGGTGTATTATCCACGAGTCGCCTTAATGTAGTCTTCTATGTATTGTAATCCTATATGAACAGGCATTTCGGTACCTTGTTGAATAACTTCATATAGGTTCTTGGCAATAGTTTGCCAATCTGGTTGATCTGTTTCTTTAGATAAACCATATTCTATTAAGCTTGACTGATCATACCTATTCATTGTTCTCCAATAAGCATTTGGAAGTCGGCTTCGTTTAGTACTACATAATGACGACCACCAAGATCAAACTGCAAAACCGGTAATCTATCTTCTAGTACTGCACGTTGTGTTAACTCTACCAGCTCTTGGGATTTAACTGAGTATGATTTAACATTATTTGTAAGTTTATTTTCAATAAGAAGTTCATGGGTACGCACGTCATTCTTGCGCATCCAACCTGAACCTGATCCTGCATTACGGCTACCCTTATATATTTTTGCAGAACGGTTCTCTTGCTTCTTAGAAGCTTTCATTATTGAACGCTTTTCTTCTCTACCAAACATCATAGGAAATACTCCGTAGCTTTCTGTCGTAATTCTGCTTGCATGTCTAGATCTTCACGAACAGCATTAAGTAATGCTTCCTTACCTTGCCACTTCTGCCCGTTGTAATTGTAGTACGCCCCACCTCGTGTAATGATTTCTACCGAGATACAGATGTTTACGATATCTTTGATAGTGTCAAATTCCCCAAGTTTAAAACCGTTTGCCTCTGAAAAGTAGAAGTCTACGACGGCAACCTGCTGTGGGCGGTATGTCTTATTTTTCATTGTACGAGCACGGATGGTTTGACCTACTGGCTCATCCTTTTCTTTAATCCACTCGTCACGCTTAACTTCTACTCTGGCAAAGTAATGGAAGTTCTTGGCCTTACCACCTGGGGTGGTGCGTGGGTCACCATACATTACGCCAATCTTTTCACGCCATTGGTTAATGATCAATCCTGTACAACCACGATCTTCTACGACCATTGAGCGTTTCTGTGCCTTGCTACTCTTACGGAAGAACTTACCTGTAAGACGTGCACCTAACCCCATTGTAAACTCATCCATCATTTTTTCTGCTTCGTCGCCTGGGACGAGTGCGGGTAAAGAGTCAAGAACAATGCAGTCAACCGCACGGTTTTCCATCGCACGAATAATCAAATCATAGACTTGTTCCATAACGTTGGTTTCAACAACCCAAAGTCGGTCAAGATCAACACCGATTGCTTTGGCATAGTCAGGTACAAACTCTTCAGCGGCAATCCACATTGCTACCCAGTCTGGATCTATTGCTTGATTAGCCGCAATAGTTTTGTAAGCAAGAGCAGTTTTTCCTGAGGATTCATCTCCAATGATCTCAGACCACTGGTTTGCTGGCCAGCCTCCTCCAAGCATTAGGTCATATGCAAGAATGCCTGTAGTAATACGAGGTACTTCTTCTTTGACTTGATTACCTTGGACAATTATGTTTTCGCCGTACTTTTTATTGATTGCGGAGATGATTGAATCAAGGCTCTCGCGTGTTGCATCAATGCGCATTTGTTTCCTTTTTGTTAGACGCCCCAGGAACTCTGGGAAGCTTGGTCATACATACCATTCCAGCCACATTCAAAACATCTGGGTGCTGGTGACTTACCTTGAATACTTGTACTTGCTGCTCTAGAACTTCGTGTAAATACGTTAGGGCTACCACATTCAGGGCAAGTAACGTCCCCTTGTTTCTTGGCAGCTTCTCCACCCTTCCATAGTCTTAACGCTTCACCCATTGTAATTTGTGCTTGTGAATCTAAATCTGGGCGTAAAACTCGTTGTGGTTCGTCGGGACCTTGTTGAGGTATTACTGGTTGTGGGAATCTAATGACACCAGAGGTAGGAGGTATAACTGGGTTAAAGCTACGGTTAGTTGACGGAGATGGTTTGTCTCCACTTAGTTTTTTTGACCACCAATCACTACTCATAGTCCTCGTCTTCCTCCTCGTCTTCGTCATAGTCTAGATCATCTAATGCTGCTGCAAGCATCAATCCAACTAAAGATTCCATAGTTTTTTCGGTAAACGATGGGTCTACTGCTGTTTCATCAATGGATATTATATCTTGATCTATTAGATGTGCAATGGTTGCCACACCAAATGATGTAATAATATTTTCAGTTGCTTTTAATGTAGCTTCGTCAAAGTCATTATTTTCTCTAAGAACAGTGATCATCCATGATGCACACTCTTTTAAATGGTGTAATACGCCGGTATTAGACAATACAAACCATTTTTGCATGGTATCTATAATTTCATGTTGTTGAACATCAGGGGATGGTACAGAAAAACCAGCAGCGTGAGCTAACTTTTGACCCTCCAATATAGATAGAGTCAGATAGAAGTTGCGTTCTTCTACTGGGTTTGAAGCCATGATCATCCTTTCGCCTCCGACCAGTTATAAGCTGAGTGACAGGACACTCTCAATGGTATTCCATTAATAATGTTACCATCACCCATGGCATTTATAAACAATGGCTGAATTATGTCAACTGAGTCTTCTGGAACCATGGCCACTAGTTCGTCATGAACCTGAACAATTATATTAGAGTCTGTGTACTTGAGTACTTCATAAACGTCAATCATTGCTTTCTTACAGATATCAGCCGCTGATCCTTGTACTACTGCATTTACAGCCTGACGCTCTGCTCTAGAACGTAACATGTAATCATCTGATCGTAAATCAGGAAGTCTACGACGACGACCTGAGATAGTTTTTACATACCCCATTTTTATACCCTCATCAATGATGGACTTCTTCCATTTAGTTATTCCTGAGAACTGCTTGTAGTACTGGTCAATAACAAACCGTGCATGCTCTTCATCAACGCCAGTTGTTCTTGCTAGTTTTTGAGGGCCTCCACCATAAGCAGTTAAGAAGTTAACGCCTTTTCCAAGTTGGCGTTCTTCTGAAGTAACTTCCTCAACTGGTTTACCCAATATAAGAGCAGCTGCTCCAGAGTGAATATCATCGCCATTGAGAAAGAACTCACTCATTTTCTTATCCCCTGAGAACATACACATGACACGCAGTTCAATCTGGTCATAGTCAGCTACTAACAAAACGTTTCCTGGAGTGGCCACAAACAAACTACGAACGCTACTGTCTCTTGGGATGTTCTGTAAGTTAGGGTTGCTTGAGGACAAACGACCCGTAGCAGTTCTGTGTAAGTGGAAGGACGGATGTAGAGAGCCTTTGTTTAACTTTGTGAGCAAACCATCAACATAAGTTGACTTGACCTTTTTTGTTTCTGCCCAGTCAATCAACATTGGAACAATTGGGTGTTTGGCCTCAAGGTTGTGTAAAGCTTCTTCGTCTACTGAGGCTGAACCCTTTTCTGTAAACTTGGTGGGCTTTAGACCAAGACCCCCCTCTCGCTTCTTAGTAAACAACAGTTGTTGTTTATGCTTGGGGCTATCTGGGTTAAATCCAGGGGGAGCGTAGTCCATCATATTTAGAAGCAGGTTGTTTAGATTTTTGTCTAGTTCAACACCTAACTTCTTCATAGATCTATGGTCAACAGGGATACCTGTATCTTCCATTTCCATAAGCACACGGATAACTTCCATGTCTTGGCGCAGACATGACAACAACTCTTCTTTGTTTTGAATCTTCTGCCAAAGAATTTTGTACAAATGCCATGTCCATTTGGCATCTAGGTGCACATACTTTGTTGCTTTTGAAAAAGGAACCTGAGTGATTATTGCACCAAGCTTACCGTCCTGATGGTAAGGGTTAAACCCACCAAAGTTGTGAGCTATAAGCTTGTCAAGACTGTACTCTGATAGGTTCTCATTAAGAATATGCTGAGCAATCATAGTGTCAATAAATGGACCTTCTGGCAACTCATTATCAAAGTACTTACGAACAGATCTTGCGTCAAATTTGACGTTATGTCCGACCTTAACAAGATCACCAAAGAATATGGGTTCAAGTTCCTTAAAAACTTCAGTTCGAGACAGCTGTTCCGGGGCAGGGGAAAACACTGCTGGGATATAATACCTACCCTTAGCCATTGACTCCTTACCATTAGCCAGGAGTTTACGGTAACCACTTGGTGGGATTGTAGAACCATCGCCACGTTCTTCGGGGATAATGATTTCACCGTTGGGGTGCCCCATTGGGATTGCCCATGAATGCCCCTCTGTAGCAAGACCAAGCCAAAAGACTTCATTACGCATTGGATCTAACGCAAGAGTATTTGCCCATTTGTTTACAAGGATTTCTTTTGATCGGGCAATTACATCTTCAGAGGTTGTTTTAATAGTTGTAGCGTGTGTTTCCCATTCCTGGTCAATCCAAGCCATAACATCAGAATGTCGTTCTACAATACCTCGGGTTTCAACGTCAAATGCAAACGCCCCTACCTCAGTAATTGTAGCTACAATCTCCTGTAACTCTTCTATTGTAGATACAACATGGGGGGCCGTTAAGCCCCCCATGCAACCATTCAACTGGTTCATCTCAGTCTGCCAAATCTTCTAAGGCAATCTGAGTAAGGTCCTTGCGGGTTGGGATTTGGATAATTTCAGGGGTGTAGGCATCCTTGCGGAAAGTCTTCAAGTCATCTTCGGTAAGACCGTCAATGTTCCACTCTTCAAGATCTCGTTCCTTAACCAACTGATGATTGGTTGCAGAAGTTGCACCCTTACCTGAACGGCTAACCGCCCAGTAGTGCTTGGAAAGTGGTCCCTGTCGTGGATCAATGTGGAAGTTCTTAAGTTGGTCAATAACTCGTGGACCAACTTCGTAGGACTTATGCATTGGTTCAGCATCTGAAGATAGCAACACTACGTTAAACGCAAAGCGTGTTGAGGGTCGGCTACCTGCATCACAAAGCGGACAACCCTTGGGGTCTAGATCAGCAATGCAAGTAAAGGACTTCTGACCAGTACGTTCTACCCAGTGTTGGCGGTAGGTAGCGTACGGCTCATCTTCAAGAAACTTGATAATGGTTGTATCTTCTGAGATGCGCAATCTCTGTGCGTATGGGGAATCTGCTGATTTAGCTTGCTCTACAGCACCCCAACCACTACGGATTACTTTGGTAGCCACAGCGGGCTTGTCATCTTCATCATCATCGATTTTGCGGCTAGCACGTGTTGGCTTTGCCGCTTCTTCCATGATTTCTGTTTCGTCGTCATCGTCGTATCTGCTCATGATTTTTTCCTTTGTGTTTGTTAGTTGGGCCATTTTTGTTTTATGTATTTTCTGAATCCATCCCAGTTGGCCTTTGCTGGATTGGAAATTTGAAACTGATCAACAGCGTCAATCAGAAATTCTACCTGCTCCAAACTGTAAAGTCTACGACCTTTCAAAGTTTTTCCAGGAATTTGTTGGCCACGAGGTGTGGGAGTTCTAAAGGTGGCTCTAGGTATCCACCCTTGTTGCTCCCACATCCTAATGGTCACCGGCTTTCTATCTAATGCTTTAGCAAGTTCTCCAACAGAAAAGAACACACGTTCTTCTCCAGACATATGAAAGACTTTACCACGTGCACCATTTAGTCTATCTTCAAGTCTTGAATCTTTTTTCTTGACACTCTCCCTATTTTTAGGAGGTGTTTTACCAGGATAGTCAGGTAGATCATTGAAGAAGTCTAATGGGTCTCTAGGCATCATTCGTCTCCGTAGCTCTTACCCTCTACCACTTTAAATGCCCACGATTCCTTTTTGACATAAAGCTCATCAAGCTCAAGTTTTAGCTCTGGGTTATCCCATACTTTACCTAAAAGCTTATCTTCGCTAAGTACTCTTACTTCTTCAGAGACGTCTTCCCACATGTTTTTAGCTCTAGCCCACTGTTCTGCAGTTCGGTTATCCAAGTTGATAGAGACACGACGTTCTCTCTTTAGTTGGTGCTCTCCTGCAGGAAGCCACTTATGGCCTTTATCATCAACATCTCCGTAAAAGTCTACTTGGCTGCTTAGTTCTTTTTTAATCTGATCCAGGCGCTCTTGGTATTTCTCAATAAGACCCTTTAAGTTTACGTACTCAGTAACTATTCGTCCTAGATCAATTTCATGAATTTTTGAGTTGGTACTCATGTTTCTCCTATACGTGTGATTCACGCAGGAATTGCGTGAGGCTTCCTAGTGTTATGTCAAACCCACCACGAACATCATGGTGTTTGCCATCCACGAATGCTTCATTGATTGACCGTTTTTGTTGAAGCATTTCGTATTGGCGTTCTTCAATACTACCCTGCATAACAAAAGTTGCAATAGTAACGTGAGGAAATTCTGAGGAAAGTCTAATAATTCTTGCTTCTCTTTGTTCGAGCTTTCCACTGCTCCATGGAAGGTCATATGAAATTAGGTAGTTGGCCATAGGTAAGTCAACACCATAACCACCTGCGTCGGAGGATAGGAATAAACGAGTGTCTGGGTCGGTACCAAACTGCTGTTTAGAGTTGTCACGATCTTCTGCTGACATCCCTCCCATGAATAAAACACTCTTTGTTAACTTAGAAGTAGCTTCCTTAATTAATCTTAGGTTTTCTTTAAAGAAAGAAAATAGCACTACTTTATTTTTTGGGTCTGCACTAAGGACTTCTTCAATGTACTCAACTACTGCATTAAGTTTTGGGGTGTCTATTGCTTTAGATAAGTAGCCTCTTGAATCAATATCAAATGCGTAGGCGCTTCCCTCGTTAGGGCGTTTTGGATCTGCATATATTGCAGCGGATCTTGATACCAGATTTGGGTTGTCACATAGCATTCTAAGGACAGTTAATCTAGACATGATCTGCCCTTGTGCTTCGTTGGAGGCTGGGTCATTGTAATGCTTCCATAGATTGAAAGAACCACCGTGTTTGGACATGGCTTGCTGAAGCTGGTGCAGCAGGTCAGTTGCAATAGTTCTGTATAATGTTGCCCCGTGGGTATCAAATGGTACAGGAATTAACTGGTGGATAATTTCAGGAAGCTGATCAGCAATATCTTCTCTAGTTTTTCTGATCATGCAGTCTTCCATTGAAGAATGTAGGTTGTTTAAGTTTCTATAGCGCACGGGTTTACCATAGTAATCACGAACTATAAAGGTTCTGTCAAAGGCATCAAATGGGCCCAGTACCGTTGGGTCAACAAACTCCATGATGGAGAACAGCTCTTCTGGTCGGTTTTCAATTGGCTGGCCGGTTAAGGCGTACCTATAGACCATTGGTTTGGATATCCTTTTTACCATCTTAGATCGTTTACTTGAACGAGATTTAAGCATGGTTGCTTCGTCCACCACAATTGCTTGACATGGGATGCGTTTAAAGAAATCTAGGTCTCTAATAAGGCATTCAGTATTAACAATCACATACTGTGATGAAATGGCTGCTTTCCAAAGTTTCTCTCTAGTCTTTGCAGGGCCATCAATAACAGTTACTCTGGAGTTTGTAAACCTCTGTATTTCACGTTTCCACTGATACTTGAGCGATGCTGGGACAACAACTAAACATCGGTCAATGTCTCTATTGACTAAAAGGGTTTCTATGCAAGAGATAGTTGTAACGGTTTTGCCTGCTCCCATGACAAGCCCAAGAAGCACTTGACCACGGTCAAGCATCTTTTCAACTGATTCTTCTTGGTAGGGGTAAAGGGAACCTGTAAACATCTAAGCAATCCATGGGGGCATAATCTTGGCTGTTTCTAAACCAACCTCAATTTCAACGTCCGTCATATCTCCTATATCTTTAGCATCAGTATTTTTGTAGTTCCACCAGTACAAACCTTTGCGAGGTGTACCAAGTGCGTGGTAAAGCTTCTTACTAGATTCTACACCAGCTTTGTCGTTATCCATTGCTACTATAACTTTATCAGCTAAATGTAGTATAAGGTCTATTTGCTCTTGTGATACGTATGCTCCAAAAGTTCCAAGTGCTTGAGCCTTATCTGTTACCTTGGCAAGTCTAATAACATCTAATGGTGACTCCACAATAACTGCTGTTGAGCTGCGGAAACGTTCAACTCCGAATAGAGTCTTAGACTTCTTTACCCCAGTTGGAAAGTTTAATACACTACCTAATCTTTTTTCTTGCCAACCATCTAACCGTCCGGTAGCAGACATGATGGGTATGGCCCAAGCTTTGTTCTTTGGGTTCCAACGTACACCATAGCGATGTGTTATCTCAGGGTCTAAGTTGCGAGAGTTGCATAGCCGTTCTGGAACTCGGTCAAATCCAAAGAAAGCATCGCGATCTACAAACACATCTTCTTGTGGGGCTTTGCCCTCTATCAAGGTTTTGTAGCTTGCATCAACAATCATCTTCTGTATTTCAATCCCAGAGTCACCACCTGAGAGCTCATACAGGAGAGATGAGAGTGACCCACGTGCTCCACATGAAAAGCAGATCCATAACCCAGTTGTAGCATTCATGCTCCAAGATGGAGAATTATCTGGTTTGCCAACCGTTCTGATGTGGACTGGGCACTTACCAGTTATTTCTTTGTCGCCAACTCTTTTAACCTCTACCCCTAGTGATTCTAGGACTTGGGCCAAGTTAGTCGAATGAGGGGTTGATATGGTCGTCATAGTCTGATACCTCCTCAAACTCCATAGTAGTCCAGTCCCACTTAACGTGTACTTCACCAGTAGGTGCTGTTCGTGCTAGTACAACTCTAATGATTGCTTGGTCTTCCATATCTGGGTTTCGTTCAACACCAAGAATCAAGTCTGCATCTTGTGCAAATGACGAGGTGTATCCAATTGCATCTGCTGTAACCGCACGAGTCTTTTTGTTGCCTAGCTTCCAAGAAAGAACCTGGGTAGTTGCAACCACAGGAATGTCAAAACGCTGTGCAAGTCTTTTCAAAGATCTTGTGATGTTGGTTAGGGCTTGGGGGCTTCCCTTTGCTTCACCCTCCTCATCATCCATCAAGTACACACCATCAACAAACAACACATCAGGCTGATACTCCTGAACTTTTCCAGCAAGAGCTGTAACTGTTGTAAGAGAAGATGTGTCTTCACTGAAAACAAATGGGTGCATGTTCTTGCGAATGCTCAGGGCTTTGCGGATCTTTACCATGTCATCATTATTTAAGTCACCTGACAAGATGCGGGTATACGGTACTTTGGAAATCAATGAGTCATACCGTGCTTCTTGTTCTTCAATGCTCATTTCAAAAGAAACAAAGAGTGGGCGCTTGCCGTGGATGTGTGCAGAGTTGGCAAGGATCAAAGCAAACAAAGACTTACCACGCTTTGGTTCACCAGCAAACACAATGAATTGCTGTGGACGTAATCCGTGTGTGATTTTGTCAAGACCATGAAAGCCAGTTGGAATACCACGAAGAGCGTTTGGGGTATTCCGCATTACCTCATAGCGGGCCATTCTGTTTTCCCAGTTTTGAATAATGTCAATATCTCTAAGGCGGGCAGCATCAACAGATGCTTTTTGTAAACCTACGGATAGAGCGGCCATTGCCTCTTCAAGGTTGTTTGCGTCAATCGCAGGAATTGCATGAGACAAAGAATCCATAATGGTTCTTCTTCTAAACCCTGCTACCACTTCTTCAATCAACCTAGAGAAAGTTTCTCCAGAGGCATCTTCTAATGTGACATCTCCAAATTCTTGGTTGAACACACGTTCGGTAGGAACTGCACCATGAACGCGGTTGAACTCCAATAGCCATGACCATATCTCAGGCCATGAACCAGTAAAGTGGTCAACTTTCAAACCGGCCTTGATTGGAGTATTTAAGTCTTTTTCTTGAATGATTTTTGAAACTAGGTATAGCTCGCTGGAAGCCATCATATTCTCCATGCAGTGTTTGGTTTAACAACGTGGGCTCTAAACCCTATTGTAAACGCTTCTTCGTCAGTTGATACATACACCGTTCGTATGCCTCTGTTGTATCGCAAATCTATTTCGTAATCTTTTGGTGAGTCGTACCACAACACTGTGGTGCGGACTCCTTTACGTAGTAACCATTCGTAAATTGGATCAACTGCATCGGGGTGCAGGAAGGTAATTACATCAGTACCAATTCCCAACCGATTAACGCAGTCAGCTATGGAGCGTACAGCAAGATCATTTGGTTTCCACATTGGAATTGCAGTTTCCCAATTATTTGCTCGTTCATAAAATTTGTACTTGGTCTTAGCTGTAATTCCTTCGGGGGGTGTTGCTAGGACACCCTCCCATATGCAGGATTGTCCAAGAATGGAATACTCTGCTATGTCACCACGTTCCATTAGGAAACCCTTATTTCAGTCATCTCTGTTGTGGATACCTTGACCCGATCACCATACCGACGATTAAAGTCCATGGTTCCTAGGGTTGTGGTAATAATAATTGAACGGGTGTCTTCATAGCGTCTGCGGATAAGACTGCCAACTTCATGAGTTGAGAATTCTGTTTCACGCTCTTGTCCCACTCCATCCAGTAGTACAATATCAAATACTCCTTGGATGTACTTAAGCAAGTATGGCATTGAGTACATCTCTGGAAGAAGCCCACCATCTTGTTCAAACGTATCTTTGAGCATGTCTATGTAGCGGTCACTGCTTACAAAACGGCCAGATGCACCGTTGCGCAAAACAAGTTCTTGAAGAACTGCTTGACCAACAATACTCTTTCCTGATCCAGTCTTGCCGTACAAAAACAAACTGTCACCTTGCTGGTAGTTGTTAACCCAGTTGGTAACTTCTTCGATACAGCGATCACTTACCGTAAGTGCCTCTAACGACCATTCTGCCCAGCGTGTGGGAATTCGTGTATGGAATAAGCGCTCTTCAACAGAGCGGTTTCTCCACCACTTCTCTGATTTCCAATCAGTCGGAACCTGGAATGTCTGTGTCATGATTCTCCGTGTAGTAGCCATTTTCAATTATGCTCCAAAAGTCTGAGTCAATAGTTGAAGCTTCTGAGGTGCGCAACTCTAGCCACTCTTCAAACTCTTCGTGTGTTTCAAATGAGGTTGTGACCCAATTCACAAAACGTATTAATTCTTCAAAACTTGTAAATGCAAATACTCCATCAATTTCCATGGGTCACTCTCCGATAGTTGTAAATCGCTGAAACAATCGTATCAGCAGCAGGTCGGAGGGTAGTGCGAGTTTTTGCAAGCAGTTCTTTTGGAAGTGTGATACCAACAAGATCTTCCTGTAGTTCTTTAAGGTCTACCTCTTCTTCTCCAATATGCCACTTGACCAGGGAGTTTAAAGAACTAATTTGATTTCTAAATAACGATGATGAGAAGTCGTCAGCTAGCTCAATAACTTGTGCTACTAGCTCTGGGTATCTATAGCAAACGTCCATTCCTGAGATAATGATAACCTTACGTAAGGCTTCATCAGAAGCTTTATCCCAAGGTAAGTCCAGCCCCTCACGATTAAAATCATTGAGCATCAAACTTAGAATTGGGCTGGTGTTATCTAACACTGTGTCAAGTGTTTCCATTAGGGATGCTTGAACACCTTTGCTAGAAAACATAAGAACTGGGGATTCTGCTCCACGCATACGGTCGGTGCTAAAGAACTTGTCAATCATCTGACGAACGGTTGTTCGTGAAACACCAGCGTCTAGTAGAAGCTTGATTGTTCTGCGGAGAATGTTCATGTCCTGAAAAGAATACGAACAAACCATTACTGATCTGGGATGGTACACAAAGTAACTAGCTAAGTCATTTACCTCTGGTCGGGGTTTACGTTTTACTGGTTCTTCAACCTTTGCTTTTTCGTTTACGTCTGCGCCAAGAATCATATCCTCTACCTTATCACGAGGGCCATCGGCCTTCTTTACGGTTTTATTACTATTACTCTCTATTATTACTATTTCTCTAGAGATCAGCGCTTTTGTTACTTGTGCTGGTGTTATGTTCATTTTGATAGGGTCATGGGTGACCCCATTGGAGGTAGTGGGTAGGGTCATGGGTGACCCTATTGGGGGGTTTGTATTGGAGGTTGATAGGGTCATGGGTGACCCTATTGCTGGTTGTGTGTAGTTGATTATGTAAATGTTTTTCTTTGGTTTGCGTCTAATTTTTGTGGTAATTATTTGTTGCTCAGAGAGCCATTTGAGTGAACGTTTTACAGTTTCTTTTGATGTACGTGATGCATCAGCAATCTCTTGAGTTGACACTTCTGCAGATTTATTGTGGATGTGCATCATAGAAACCAGGCATGTTAAAACATGCAGATCACGAGGTTGGCCATGCTCAAAGATATGAGCAACTGCCCACTCAGGGACTGCTATAAAGCGTCCTCCAAAAACATTACTGGTTCCCATTGGACTAGTGATCATAGCCCACTCCAGTCACCTCCGCAACCCCCATTCAAAAATGATACGATTTAGGGTGGCCAAACAACAAGGAGTTATCATGAAGGATTTAGTTAAGTCGCTCAAAGTGTTGGTATCCGATGTGGTTACATTTTACTTTATGGCACATGGGTATCACTGGAATGTAGAGGGCCAGGACTTCAGTCAGTACCATTCCCTATTCTCTGAGATCTATGAAGATGCATATGGGGCAATTGACCCCATTGCTGAAAACATCCGGAAGCTAGATGATTACGCCCCCTTTAGTCTTCAGAAGTTTCTTGATCTAAGAACTATTGATTTTAAGGATGTACAAACTACCCCTAAGGCAATGGCTAAGTCATTGCTAACAGCAAATGATTCTTTGCTTGTATCTCTTAAAGATACCTTTGAAGCAGCTATGAAAGCCGATGAACAAGGTATTGCTAACTTCTTGTCAGAGCGCATTGACATGCATCAAAAATGGGCTTGGCAACTCCGATCCTCAATGAAGTAATTTAAAATGCCTGAATTAAACGCAAGCATTCCACCAATTGAGTGTTACGTAAGAGGTAATTACCTTCGTAATCAATTGGACTCACACGACCAATACTTTCCTTGCATGATCTTTGGAGTAGCTTCAATGCAAGGCAGATCCCCCTTGTTTCATTTCTTGATGGAGGATGGGGGTGTTTGGTGGAGAATGCCCATATCAGCTTTCTGTGCAGAACCGGGCGTACCCGAAGTAGATATACATGATCTAGTACTGTGGAATTCTTTTAGTTCACAAATCACTGTTACAGAGTTTGAAGTAATGCGCCATATGCGAATGACCTATGTAGCTCGCTCAGGAGAATTTGTTAACGGCAAATACCTATTCACTCTTGACTGGCACTCCCCCGATGCAAATCAAATTAACGCTGGTTTCAGTGAAAACCCAGGTCAGCATAAATGCGGCCATGTCATTCTAAGAAATGATGGTAATTATGCCATACAGCCAAACAATAGAGTAAGACTATTTGACCCGTCGCTTACTACCAAAGACGGGACTCTTATTGAAAGACTTATTAATACTCGTCTATGGGATGTAGAAGACGCTGATAAATGGCGCACCTCAGACGACAATAGATACTTTTATGACATTGAAACCAAATAGATAAGGAGCCAATATGGCAGCTAAAAAGAAAGCCCCAGCAAAAAAGACAGCCGCTTGGTCACGTGCTGAAGGCAAAGACCCCAAGGGTGGTCTTAATGAAAAAGGACGTAAGTCTTACGAGCGTGAAAACCCCGGTAGTGACCTTAAGCCACCGGTAAAAAAAGAACAGGCCGCTAAGTCTGAGAAGTCAGCAGCGCGTCGTGATTCTTTCTGTGCGCGTATGGAAGGCATGAAAAAAAAGAACACTTCATCAAAAACAGCCAACAATCCTGACTCCCGTATTAACAAGTCCTTGCGGGCTTGGGATTGCTGAAGGGGGGTAAGTATGTGTGCAGCATGTGGATGTGGTTTGAAAGATAAGAAGGACCCCGGATATGGCAAGGGTCCCGCAAAGAAGAAAGCAGCGCCGGCAAAGAAGGCAGCTCCTAAGAAGAAGTGAACTCACTAATTTAATAGTAGTTACTATTGAATAACAAAAGGCCCCCTTGCGGGGGCCTTTTGCTTGGTTTGGGAACCGTATGTGAAGGACAATCTTACTCGTCCGATTGAGTATCTACAACTAAATTCATAATCTTTTTCAAAAGATCTTTGTTCATTCCAAAGCCAAGTTCAGTACCGTCATTGAACAACAACAGTATTGATCCAATTTCAATGTCTTCTTTGATTTTTGTTGAACCAGTCAAAGCGTCAATTGCTTCCTCTTTGTTCTTTACCAGGAACCCAGCATTAGCTGCCATTCTTTTTACCGAAGCAGCTGGCATAATTTCAAGAGTTTCTCTATCAAAGCTAGTTACATCTAAATCAAGAACCTTGTCCAGATGGTCTTCCATTTCAGATACCTCTGTAACTGACAGAGTTACTTCACTTTGTTCTGGAGGGTCAACTACAATTGGGCACAAACCATTAGTAAGTTCTAATGATTCAAGGCCACGGTTAATTGTACTATTGGCAAGGTTTAATGAACGCTCAGGATTGGTTTCATCCCACATAATTAAAGCAATCCCAGGCTTACAGTCAACCAAAAGATCAATTACTGTGGAATCTACATCTTCTACCAAAGTTACATTTAAAGCATTTTTACTTAATGCTTTTGGAAGTGGGCGGCCTTCTGAAGAAGCAACTATCTCGTAGTCAATTTCATTATCCAACATCCAATCATAAACACATTCCATTGATGGTGAAATTGTTTTTGAACCGTACCAGGGGACTACAAAAGCATGCTTTGCAATATCATTAAGTGAAGCATTAATTACTTCCTTGGGGACACTTGCTCCACCAAGAATTCCATACGTATTTGTCTTTGCCATAACGCTCCTATCGAAGACTCTTGCGGTGTGCAGCATCTCCACTAAGAGTCAATAGGCGGAGTGCTGAATGCACTGTACCAGATAAAGCTGCAATTGCAGCACCATCTACAAGTATATTATCTGTGTCTATGGCAAAACACGAAATATAGGATAGGGCTATTGAGGCCAATATTTTGACCCAAGGCATTGCTTCTTTTGGCAACAACGAGTCAATAAGTTGTAGCACTTTATATACAGCTAGTGAAGCTATTACTAAGCTCATGTATCTCCTGGTATCTTATCGTATGTAATAGTATACATATAATTTGGTGTTTTTACAATGTTACCAACTGTTGGTTTGTAATATCCATTGCTGTATAGAGTGCCAGAAGAAATAGTTTCTTTAACTGGAAGCAAGTCTTTTAATAATCTAGAAACTACCTGGGTAGTTTTTTTCCAGTTAGTTGTATACACCGAAAAAGAATTATGGGGTGTTCCAAGCCATCGATAATCAGAGATACTTCCTACAGAAGTATTTCCATTTAGTAACCACCCTCCCTCAACAGTATCTCCATCAAAATACTTACCAATATAATTTCGTTCTAGTAAAACATAAGAGAAATCAGAATATGAAATATTTTGATTATTGTAATTAGTATTATACTCAATAGTTAATTTTGCTGGAGTGTATGTGGTTACTGTATCTGGAATTACTATTCTCCAATACTTTGTAGTACCAAAAGTTTGTGGCTCAGAGTCTAGTGCTATTAAACTTGCACTACCACCGCTTACACCTGATGAGTTATATATTGCAATATTGTCTATTGATCCAGGTATGTTTCTAGAACCACTGGTGGTGTTGGGAATATTTATTGAAACATAGAAAACATCTCCGCCAATGACTTTTACGTCAGCGTTGGCTGTTTCTAAAATGCCATGAATAACATTATTAGGATTAGTAAAACTTACCCATTTTTCTGTAGATACAGCAGCTGAAGAAAAAACATCACTAGGAGAACCTCCATCAATGATGCTTGCTTGGGCTGTTCCTACTTCCCCAGATTCATATATAACAGCCGATTCATCAGCAGGTCCACCTCCATCTAATCCAGCTGCTACCCCAAAAACAAATTTAGGGTCTTTAATTAGGTTTACTCTCTGTGAGTAAACCTTAATAGTTTTATTGTTACCATCTATTTCTACGTTTGCGCCAATTACTGCTTCTAAAAACTGCTCAATAGAAGCACCTGTACCATTTTTCTTACGTGAGTTACTTACTATAGTAAGTAGGTCTCTAAGTCTTTGAGAACCAAGATCACTTACAGTAACACCTACTCCTAAATCACTAGCAATATAATCTAGTGTTTCTTCATTTGCTACCCTAGGATCTTTCATTGATATTGCAAAATCTAAAGTAGTTCTAAACTTGTCTAAGTCCCAACCAAATACTGATAAGTATTTTTTAAGATCCCCAGTACCAACTTCATCTTGATATTGGTAGTAGGCTGGTATTTTTGCATACAGACTTTCTGTTGAGCCGTAGTCTGATGGGACTAATACTTCAAGTTTTGATACAGGTTCATAATACTCGTCGTTATTTGATTTATATCGAATAAACATGGTATAGTAGGCCCACTCACCTTCTACACCTGCATGTACAAACTCTTCAATTGTACGTGTTTCTATGAGCACAGAACCTTCTGCAATAGTATCTGGACAACCAAATGGCGAGTACACAATATGTACTGAGTATGGTTCTGCGGTTACTCCAAGTTCATAGAGTGTAAGGCCCCATTTTAGGGTAACTTGTTTGTAGTCAGTTGACCTAGCTTCAAAAAATGCAGCATTTGAAAGTGTATTACCTGCCGCAATTGCTGTGCTTAGAACCGGGGCAGTTTGTACATTGTCACCTTTTATGTATGTAGCAGAAGCAGAAGCAGTATAATTTTGTGGTCCTCCTAATGAAGCACCAATTCCACCAGCATAGTATTGGAGATACGAACCACCTTCAAATGATCCTCTTCTTATTGTAAAAGATCTACGTGCCATCTTATGAAGCTACCATCCCTCCAGAAAAGGTAAAAGAAATAGAACCTTTTCTTATTAGGTGTGTTGGATCTAATACAGTAACTTCTGCATTGCTTGAATTTAAGATTTGAAAATTTGATATTTCAATGTAATCAACACCATTTAAAGCCATAATTGCTTTATACACGTCAGACTTTCTTATTTGTTTACCAAAATCAGTAGCGTCAAAAGATAATAAACCATCTATGGCGTTGTATACATTATTAGCTATTGCATTACTTACAAAACCATCTGAAACAAAAATCTCAGCAGTTATGTTTAGTCTGTTTAAAGTAATAGTGCTTGCTGCAATGGGAGTTACACCAAGCATTGAACGTGGTGTAACTCGGTTAACAATATCTGTTTTTAAATCAGCAGGGACAGTAATTGAATGCGAGGTAGTTGTTAAAAAATCACTTACATAGGGTAACCCATAAAGTACTACAGAAGCTCCACCACTTGCTGATCCAGATCCCGGAGTATAAGTAGTAACTGCTTTATAAACACCACTTACAGACCTAGTAAGGTCTTCATAATCTTTTAGAGTTACAGCTCTATCTTGTGTTCTAATATAGGATATTATATTAGACTTAAGTGTTTCCGCAGTTTCTCCATTGGTACCACCAGAAGCTACACTTGAACTACTAATTGTTATGTATGAAGGTGCGGTACTAACAAGTGTTTTTATTAAGTTACTTCCAATGTTTCCATCAGCACCAGAACTTCTAGTGTAGCTAACTTTAATAGTAGATCCAGAAGGTGGTATGTACCCATTAATTCTATTACCAAAACTTAACTGAACTTTTCCAGAAGAGGATAGAAAAACACTAAATCCTCTAGAGTTTTGTGGTATATCTTCAATAGTTTCATAACTAACCCAAGTATTTGCTACACCCTCCTCAGTGACAGTAACAGATATTGTTGCTGCATCTGCATCGGAGTTAGCCAACGTATAAACTTGGTTAGGCAAACCAGTTGCTGATGACACTACAGTTTCATCAACTATTCTAATTCCTTCAGTAACTGATATTTCAGCAGATTGACCAGGAGTGATAAGGGCTTCACTGGAGGCATAGAAGTTATAAGTAGTGTTGTTTGAAACAGCAGAAAACTTGTCTCCAATATTAACTGTGTATATGTTAGCTGAAGCAGAAGAACCATTAGCTATAAAGACATTAGCTGTGGATGATCTTCTACCACTAGGTTTGTACCCAAACATGTTTGCGTAAGCAATTAAGCTTTCACGTTGAGTTGCTGTAGTTATAAAAGCTTCCCTACCTGCCCGATCAATATAGTAATTCATAATGTCACCCATATATGACCACAGGTCGACAAATAACATACCAAAATCTGATGGGTCTCTATCCGTCCACTCTGGGGCAACAAGGGCCGCACGATTAAGAAGGTCTTGTCTAATGGTGCTATATGTTCTACTGGCGTAATTAAATGATTGATCCATTACTCAACCTACACAATCGTGTCTTCGGTAACTATACCTGGTATAGCTATTTTTACAGTACTACCTAGTATAGTCCCAATAGGTAGTCTGTATGTAAGGTATACATTAAGAATTGGGTCAGAACTGGTAATTGAGGATACATCAAAACGCATGTCTAATACTGTAGCACCAGATAGATTTTCTTCTAAATCCATCAAAGCTTCCACCTTTGCATCAAGCAATATTATTTCACTCGGGTATTCATTAATTAGCATTGCAATATTACTACCATATAATGGGTGAAGTATTCTTGAGAATTTTGGAGTGTTTAATATACTTTCAATCTTTTGATTTATGATTGTAACAGTATCTTTAGTTACTTCAGTTTTACCACCTGCAAAGCTAAATGGTGTTTTAATTACTTTCATAAAATCCTCTCGATTAAGCGCTTCCACCATTAATACTATTAATGGTTGTAGTATCGGTAATGTTGCTTATTAAATACACCTTGTTAAAATTTTCTCCCTCAATAGCAACAATTAACTGAGCACCTTCTGCTGGTGGCCATTCTGAACCAACTTCAGTGGGCCTATGCATAGTTATAGTTTCATTTGCACCAAGAATTGATGGTATCTTTACGTGTACTTCCTGGTCTAATGATCTAATTACAAGAGCTCTATATAGACTGATATCTGAACTAGGCATACTGCATCACCTCAGAAGTCTCTGCTACCCATTTATCGTTTAATAAAAATGAGTCAGGAGGGTTTGAAAACTTTTTTGTTAAAGTAAGTGTTGGTGTATCTTCATATTTAGAATCTTTAATTACTGAAAGTTCGGTTACATAGTTTTCTGATTTTACTAAATGTTTAACATCCGTTACATACCATATTCCATCAAAATCTGATGAATAGCCCTTTAGGTCTATTAAACCACCAGGTACTGCACCAGCACCATACATCACTTTTATTGTAGCGTTATATATATAGTTACTTTTATCATTGTAATCTACAATTTTTAAACCTTCTTCTAAAGAATTTGCTGAGTAATACAGTGGTTTTTTGAATACTTTAGATGCACTGCTACCCGGATTGTAGTCAATATCTTCTGAAGTAACAGTATGCACATTGTTTTGATTATCTAATACAGTTACAATTGACTTACTTGCATTTACTGAAGACGATATTCTTCCAAGAGTAGCTTCAAAATTTAATACCGAAAATGGTTGGTTAGCTTGTGTTTTTGAAGAAGTAACAGCCACATGATAAGAAGACAATCTTCCTGTTGCTTTTGACCTATCCCATATATGCAAATGAGTTCCATGTAATGTAAAAGATAAACCAAATGTTTTACATACTTTATTTAAAAAAGACCAATCGCTCTCAGTAGCCTGTACTAAACGAATAGGCTGATATGAGTCTGTTGGGTAATCAATACTAAATCTATATCTAGAAGATATATCATTAATAATATCAGTCAATGTTGGGTAGTCCCATACCTTTGATCTTACTTCTTTCATTACAAATGAAGCACCCACACAGTAAAGCTTTGTTAACTGTATGGGGCTTTTATTTACAAAGCCGTCTCTGTTATTTGAAAAAGGTTCAGTGTAAGAAACATATCCATTAAAAGTTTGACTTCTTCCACTTGAAGAACCTAGAAAAAACTTAACTGGTGCTCCTATGTAATCTGTTACAGCTCTTGGAGAAATACCGGTCATAGTTATAACTAACAAATCATGCTTATTTTCTGATAATGAGAGATCATACTCTAGTACAGAATTATATAAAACTTGCATGTTATTGATGACTAGTGTGGTTACACCAGCAAAATTGTTTAAAGACTTAGATATCATAATGGTATCCGTATCAAAGTACCAGCTGTGATCTGATCAGGCCATTGCACTTGCGGATTAATATCCGCAATTTCCCAGTACCTTGATTGATCATTTAAGAATCTTATACTTAAATTCATAAAAGTGTCACCATGTGTTGCTACATACACTTCATAAGTGGAAACTACAAACTTACTTCTAGAAGCAGTTTGACCAGAAGCATCAAGTGTATATCTATCTGTTGATAAGTAGGTTGTTTTCATGCTACCACACTGTAAATGGGTGAAAGAGTATCTTTAAATCTAGTATTGTCACCTTTTACTATAATAACTGATCTATCTAGCGCAGAACCACCAGCTTCATTTCCAGGTGCGGCTATATTGTAATATACAGCAACTACTGTTACTACAGCAAAATATTTATTAGATAGATCGTGAACATCATCAACTAAATCTAGTAAAGAGTTAGGTAGTTTTTGATATACGTCAAATGGAACTGCATTGTAACCATTAGCACTATTGCTACTTACTTTGCTAGCATCCCAGCTAGGGTCACTAATTTCTTTATCTACCGAAGAGGTTTCTATATAGAGTTTTCTGGCTTGGTCACTGTCTGTCTCAGGATAATCTAAAGTTTCCAATAGTTGGTCTAATCTAGTTTTAATGTTACTACCTGAGCTATTAGCTGTTGATATATTTATGGCTTGAGAACCTTTGTTTAAACCATTATATACTGGATCAAAAGTGCTAGTTCCTAACGTCCAGTTTTTAGGTTTCTTAGTAAAGTCATCCCAGCCATCTGTATCTCTAAATGCATATCCTGTAGTGTATTCCCCTACTCTCCCCGTTGGGACCTTAGATTTTCTATCACTTGGTATTGTTGCTGTGAATGCACGTGCATCTGTTTCACTATTAAATGGTCCATAAATGTAAGAGAATACTTTTATGTCAACAACTGGGTTGTCACTACTCATATCTTCAAATACTTTTTTTCTTATGGCTTTCCTATCATCAACTGTCTGTGAAAGCTCTACAGTAATACCAGGGACTCCATATGGGGTAAGACAAGGTATGAGTTCTGGATTAGCAAATTTTAGTAGTACGGTAGGCTCATAAATGGCGTATGGATCATTTGAAGTAGATTGAGGTTTAGCCTCAGATATAAGGCTGGTACCTCCTGTTATTGCATATGGTCGGTTGTACCAAAAATTTTTAGTAGCAAACATCCAAAATGGTTGATATATCAGACCAAAACTTTCACTGTTTGCCCCTGATTTTGTTGAGGTAATTGACTGTGAGTATTCAAGTGTTGCGTCAGGTATGCCCCCATCAGAAAGTATTCTTGGGTCTGCATTGTAGGCAACCGTAATACGCTGAAGATGAGTTTCGAGCAACTTACGTAGTGTGGTTAGGTTATTTGTATATGTAGTTAGTTCTTCATCATTTTGTTCTTGAGTTTCTTCTATCTGTGCAGTTATAAATGTCTTAGCTCTAGCAAAACCAATATAAATTGCTTGCATCTGTAAGTATACTTTACATTGTATTGGAATCATCTTTGCACTAAACTTTGTAAACAAAACATTTGTATTCATTACAAAACCATCAACCATAAACATTGGAGAAAAAATAACACGACATGGTTGAGGTATCAAGAATGCAGAGTTTCCAACATTTAAATCACTCATAAATTTAATACCGCCACTTGGATCACTATCAATATTTGTTAAAAAATCAGCAGTCTTTTTTGAGTTTAAGTCGTAATCAGCGTCGCCATCTTCAGCGTATACCCCGCCATCTGTATTTAAAGGTTGAAAAGTAGTAACAGGATTACCAGCCGTTGCTGTTGCTTGGATATTTAACTGCTTGTAGTTTACGGTAGCGTAATTTTTTACGTCTTGTTTCAATTTAGCTAGTTGCGCTTCCATTAACTCAGAACTAAGTCCCTGTCCAATTATTGAATATAGTACACGTAAGTCATGGAATACACCAACAGTTTCTGGAGACTTAGGGTCTGGCATAGTTCCCTCATCATTAGTAACAGTTAATGAACGGTTACTATTGACTTCCATACTTCTGTCAAATATTAATTCAAAAGCAAATGTTGCATTACCAGCCATTGGTTGATTAAGCTGTGAGGGATCTTGCAAGATTGGTAAATACATATCTTTTCTTGCTTCAATTTGATGTTGAATATCTTGTGGGTTAAATTGAAAATTGCATCGTATGTTTGGAAATTGAGCCAGGTTTCCACCTTGATTTGTTACTAAGTTTCTAATAAAACCTTTTGGCAGTACTTGGGTATGTGCTTCCAATTGATCAGTAGCATTGTTAAGACGAACAGTTCTCGATTTATTTGGGTACAGGCCAAACGGATCATTGGTAACGCTTTTAGATGCATCTGGGTCTTTTCCAGAGCCTGGTTGAGTTCCTTCTAAAAAAGTAAAAAGATCATCGTAATCACCCTTGTAATCAGCCATTACATACTCCTAAATTTGGTTATATTTGCTTCTTGTTCAATTAACTTTGCAATCTTTTTGGCCATAGACCTTAAATCATACTCACTTACAGCGCCGTTATTACCTGTTGACGTCATATTTATTACTGGTGAAATAGTTACAGTACTACCTTCATGGTAAGAACCACCTCCACCAGATGATCCAGATGATGAAAGCATGGGCGAACTTGGTATTGACATTGGTTGCATTGAAGAACCAGATACTGGATCTCCTACTGAACCACCCCACGCTCCCATCTTTTTACCCCAGTCTGCTATGGGTATAACTGCATCTAGCCCTTCTTTTCCATAACTATTTGCTATTCCTTGATAATTCTTATCAAGAACAGCTTTATCCCATTGTGGTTTGGTGATGTCATTAAGTGCTTTTAATTTTGTTCTGTAATTTGGTGTTGTTGACAGGACTGCTTCAAGTCTTTCCATAGAAGGGTTCTCTTCCATAAGGACCTTCATTAAACCTTCGTTGCTATTTAAGTAGTGAAAAAGGCTACTATCAACACCCTCTTTAAAATTATCAAAGTTTTGTACAGGCCACAGGTTTTCTTCACCACCATTTCTATTAAAGTTTGTTTCAGACCTATCAAATATTCTTCCATTTATTGTTGCTTTTCTGTCGTTGTTAGCCACAACATTCCATGGATTATAGTTACCCCCCGTACCTTCTTTATGAGATATAGCAGTAAGTACTTTAAGTTTATTAAGAGTAATGGTTGTTCCTAATCTAGTTAGAAAAGATCTATTAAACTGGTTTAAATTAACACCACCAAATTCAGCTAGTGTACTTGCATTAAACATATTAGGACTTGTATCTCTAAATCCACTCTCGTCGTCGGTGCCACTACCCTTAAAAAATGCCTCATCATATGACATAGCAGTGCTACCAAGAAATTGACTTACGGACATGTCTTTAGTCCATGCTAGTTGTATATGCCCAGGTTCTCCATCTGCTTTACCAGATGACAGACCAAACCTCCATAAGTTTTGAGCAACATACAATGCGGCTTTTGGATCTGATAGATCTAAGTCTGCTGCTAAACCAAGTTCATGTAATGAAGTTCCTGGTGCTGCTATAGGAGGATCTGAGTTGCCAGGTTTTTTCATCCAAAGTTGACCATTATATCTTACTAACTTATAGTTTTTTCCATCAAAATCATCTTTATAATAAGGAAGTTTGTAACCATTAGGCACTACCTGCATGCGTTGAGTCCATAAAGCTTTTTGTTCTTCCGCAGATCTTCTACCACTAGCTAGTTTAATTTGAACGTTTCCGTTAGTTTCTGCGTAAGCTCTATTTGCTAGTCTTCTTATTGCTGAGTTAAGTGACCCATTTAAACCGGTTCCCGGGGCGGTAGTGCTATTGCCCATAATAGCAAAATTTTCAGGAGTGTCAAAACCAGGTATATTAAAATGTTCTGGACCACCATCTAAGGGGGTTGAACCGGCACCGCCTCCTAATATAAGTGTTTCCTCGGGACCAAGGTGGTTTGTAATACCTAAACTATGTATAAATTGTCCCCTGGCGTCGAGACCAGAAATGGGGTCGATACCAGAAAAACCACCAATAGTGTTAGGCCAACTTAAACCAGTAACTGGTGATGAGTTAGGTATAGTTGTAGTAGGTATAGTGCCACCACCACCGCTACCTCCACCTCCACTACTTCCACCAGATGGAGGTACAGTCATTGATGGTGGAACAGTATTCCATGGGGCATTATCATCACCAATATACCGGCTATTGCTCGGACGAGGATCTCCAAGTATTCCACCTATTGACCCAAGAAGTCCACCAACTATAGGTATGTTACTAAGCATTGAACCAACACCACCAAGTACCTTTTGAGCCACACGGCTACCAGTTCTTGCACTAATAATTGGGGCCATTACCTGTTCGAGCTTGGCCATAGCATCTGTAAGTCTTTGTGTTTGGCGTTCTAATTTAGCGTAAGAACCAGCTTGGTCTTGATAGAACTTTTCATCTCTTTTACCGCGCTTACGCTCAGTTTCTTCTGCTTCCATAGCGTAGGTATCATCAATACCCATTCTTTTACGATCAGCTTCTTTAGTTGGATCGTATGAGCCTTTTCCACCTTTTTCACGAAAGTTAACGTTAGCTTGACCATATTGGATAACTTGATCTTGCAAGTCCCCAGATACTCCCATAGCTGAGAGTGTTGCTCTAGTAACAGAACCAGGGGCTATTGCTGATTCAGCTATGTTTTTATTGTCTAATCCCGCCCTTTTGGCAAGTCCTTGAATTAAAGATTGTGTGCTTTTCTGCTTGCCGCCTGGACCAATCAGGCTCATGCCGGTCATCATGTACATCTGATTAACGGTTTCTGGAGCAGCTAGACTTTCTATGATACTTGAAGCTCCTTCAGCACCCATAGAAAACCCACTTAGAGTTCTCATAAACTCCACACTAGATGCCTGCTGGCTAGCATTGATGCCTGTACGGGCCTGTAAGGACATGAGCTGGTTAATCCCGTTAGTACCAAGCTTATAGTCTGTTAGGGGCATACGGAGATTATCCATAACCCCTCTCTGGCTCATGCCAGTAATTTGCTGCATTTGAAGTGTGGATTTATCAGCAGCTAAAACATATGGTCTGGCATCTTCTACACGTTTATCTATTGCTTGAACGCCTACTTTGGCAAGGGTGCCTGCCATACTTGCAAAGTTACCAGCAGTAGTAAAACCCCCAGCTTGGAACTTTTCCGCAAGACCAATTGCACCAGTTCCACCGGTTGTTAATTTACGCCCGTCTATACTTCCCCCAGGAGCAAATTGAGGGGCAGACCCTGCTCCTGCTTGAAAAGCTTTAAAGCCACCCAACGCTGCAGCTACTGAATCTACTGCTGGAGTTACTGGTTTTGTATCGTGAGCTCTACCACCAACAATGGTTGTTCCAGCAGCACCTCGTTGTGCACCACCACCACCACCACCAGTACCACCAGGACTGTTTTCAGTGGAGCTTATAACTTGGGTTAAGCCATAGTCTTTTCCCATTTCTTTAAGTGCTTCAAGAGCTTCCTTAAAGTTGGTGGCCATTTCTTTGGCCTCTTTGTTAATAGCTTTTACGGTATCTTGCAATCCACGAAGTGCCTGGTTGTCAAGGTCGATGCCAACAGAAACAGACGACATTGAACTAGTCTCTTTAGAGACTTGCTTATTAATCTCGTCTTCTGTCATTTACTGCCTCCGTCGGATATTCGCCATTTTGCTATACGGTACCAAAAGTCTCTTTGGCGGATAGTCATACTCCGTATATCATCTAAACTAAACCCTTTGTAGACAGTAGCGACGCCTTCGTACTCCCAGTATATACTCTTTAAGTTAGGCAAGTAGAAGGGATACCCAGTCTACATTCATTATGATGTCAGCGTCACAAGTGGCGCACTGGGTCTTCACCTCCCCAAGCTTGGGACCAACCTTTGGTCCTAGGATTTTCCCAAGGATGGTATTACGGTCTTGCAATCCAAGATTCTTAGCCCACTCTTCGCTATACAAAGAATCTTTGTGCTGATCCCAGATAACGCATCGGCTAATTAACAAAGTACTCTGCTGTGCAGTTGTTTCACCTTTAGCCATTGCTACATTGTCTGATCCGACTGGGTATCTAAATTTTAACTGTGATCCGTTCTTTAGTGTAATTAAAAAGGGATCGCGAAGATTAAGAGTAGTTTCCTGCATTGGAAAGTCTTCTTCAATATTAATGGTTACGTCGTTAAGTGTATTACAAGCTGAACATGGGTATTTAAAAGTGCGCTCAGCTCCATAAGTGGCTTTTAGTATAGCAAGAAGCAATATGTCACGGTCACCAGTGATTAGCTCTTCAATAATACTTTTAGTGTTTCTAACGTTGGTATCACCAATACGTACAGTAGCTCTACTTACAAGAGTATTAACATACATAGCATACGTAATCTTTTTGTTGTTTTCTAAGGATGAAAGAAACTCTTCATCCTTACCATTAAGCTCACGTACTTCTGCTGTTGTTTGCCATTGTCCAGTAGTTGGGTTTAGCAAACCTCTCTGTAATTCTACAATTACAGATTCGGGTAAAGATATAGAAGGAGCTGGGTCCTTGAATGCCTCATCCATAGACTCAACTTCAGTTATATTGGTCATTTTATACTCCTTATAGTGTTTTTAACTTTTAGTTTTACGTTAGTGAGGTTAGAGCTGTAATTTCAGATGCAGTCCAACCAAGCTTAAATCCTTCATGGTGAAGGGTCATTTGTTGAACAATGATACCAGAGTCACCAGCAGAAAGATCACTAAGTGTGTAAGCTCCCGGCCAGCAATCATAAAGTTTAATACCAAGTCGTGGAGCACCAATGTTAAGAGCATTGGAAGAACCAGGTTCTTGGTATGAACCAATTGAGTGAGGATGATCAAAAACAGTAACTATAACATCACATCGGTAATCATTGCCATTAGTCGCTTTGGAATCTGAACCCAGTGAAGCTGAGCTCCAAGAGTGTATAAACTCAGACCATTTCCAAAGATGATCTTGACTAGAAATTACTCCACGACTAAAGGTCACAGGACCAAAGTCTGACTGACCTACTAGTTTATGGGTATGAGTATTCATTCCACCCTCACGATAACCAACCATTTGATGCTGAACTGAAACACCAGTCATAGCAGCAAAGCCTAGGTTACCAATGCCATTTATGGCAGTAGCTAGTCGGGTATTTGCGGGTGGAACAATCTGTACTTGAAATTTAAAGTTACGTACTGGATCTGAAGCAGCTGAACGTGCCATTATGCATTCTCCTTATTAATTTGTTTCGATTGAGTTAGAACCACCGGTCCATTGGGACAGGTTAATTACGATAAATTCGGCTGGGTATTGCAAAGCAACTCCAACCTCTATATGAACTTCACCATTATCTACAGTTACTGCCGTATTGTTTGTTGAGTTACATACTACATAAAAAGCCTCGCTAGTGGTTGCTCCCTTAAGTCCACCCTTAGTCCAAAATTCTGCAAGAAGCCCAGAAATACCCATTGTAAGTTGAGTCCACAATCTTTCATCATTTGGTTCAAATACTGCATAGTTAGTTGAATCCTTTAAGGTTTGCTTCAAGTAGTTCAATGTTCTGCGAGCAGAGATGTACTTTCCGGGAGGAGCTTTATCTAGCGTGCGTCCACCATTAATAATGATTCCACCACCAGGTATTGCCTTTAAAGTATTAACGTTGTAAGTTCCATACAGAGTGCCTGTTTGTGCTTCAGTAAATGTTGAAGCTAGTCCAATTGCATTTCTGACATTAACATTGACACCAGCAGGAGTTTTGGAGACATTACGTTCAATTTCTGTACGAACATACGCTCCGGCAATTGCTCCACCGGGGGCAGTCGTGCGAATAGCTCCTGGACCAGTTTTTGAAGGATCAACCATCAACAATGCTGGATAATAAACAGCAGCGTAGTTTGAGGCAGTGTAGCTAGCCACAGTAGTTCCGCCAATTGTTGTTACGTTAGACTCAACCATATCAGGATCAATAATTACAAAGGAATTACCACGTGTCTGTGCTTTATCAATAAAAGCGTTAACAACGCTTGTACTAGTCTTATTAACAGCATTCAAAAGCAAAACACCTTCAACGTTATCAAGTTGTGATAATGCTGCTGTGTAATCAGAATCTTGTGTTGACGAACCAGCAACACCTAGTGTAAATACTGTAGCTGAGCTCTTATAGGCCCATGAAGCATCTGCTGTTTCAGAAGCCACAGCTCCACCAACAACTACGTTATCTATATAACTTGAATAAGTATTTAAAATAGTAACAAAATAACGGTTAGATGAAATTTCTGGAGAAAGATCACTCCAACGTTCTACTTCAACTCCAGACAACTTAATAAGTAAGTTAAAAGTTGGGATTACTGAAGCAGTAGCTGCAGTAGATCCTGCTGTAAATTCCACAGTCAAATCATTACCCCAAACACCCTTGCTTATTGCATCAGCAGTAAACAATACAGCAGAAGCTGAACCATTACCATTTGGGTAATACGGAACGGTAATAGAGGCGGCAGCTGCGCTGGTTGAGGTAACACGCACAACATAGGCATCCTTACCACCATTTGAAAAGTAATGGTAAAGGGCAAAACCAAGGTCTGATGTTTGTGAAAGTTCACCATAAAGAGTACGGTAATCAGACCAAGAAGTTACCAAGGTTGCAGTTGACGGTCCACGTGAAGCTTCTCCAAAGAAAGCTGCAGTAGATCTCGATGTATTTGAACTTTTGGGCTTTGATACAAAAGCCGCCTCTGACACATACACACCAGGGTTTTGATAAGTGGGCATTTAAAACTCCTCTGAAAGATTGGTTGCTGTAGGGAAATTACTATTAGTTTTTGTATTAAATTCTCCAACAAGGCTGAGAGCTAGTGGTACAGAACTAAAGTCTGTGTCAGCTATTTCAGCATTCATTTGTATTGTAAACACTTTTCTAAAGATACGTTTTCGGTATCCTGCTTCTCTATCTAAAAGGTCTGATGTAGACCAAGATTGAAGATCAAACCGACGAATTGTACCATCTTCTGGGATTTCAATAAAACCCGTTCTGAACGGTACAACTCTTCTTAATATTTTACTAGATAACTGCCTGTCATGTAGGGCTGTTCTGGTATAGGTGGTTACTTGGTACATTAAGTTTACTGGAATAAACGAATGTACTTTAAGAGCATGATTAGCAATATTTAAACTGGCTAACTCAGAGGAGGTCATTTCAGATGGGTAGTAATCTATGTACGAACTACCATTTGAAGCAGATACAGTATTACTATAGTAATAGTTAGTCTCAGACAGCTGTCTGCGGGTATCGTGGCTTAGGTTTACCATTTCTATAGTAATAAAAGGGTATGCTTTTTCAGTTTCCCCTTCAGGGTACCTAAAGAAAACTTGAACCGCGCGCTCTTGGTTTCTATCATCAGATACAGTTAAATTACTAAATCTGTTTTTAACAGCAGCATCTTCTGCAAGCAAAAATCCCTTGTTAGGCATTATCTAATACCTATCTTTTGGAACTGTTCTTTAATTAAGGGAACTAACTCAGCTTGTGCTTTTACTGCAGCTGACCGCAATACGGGCTTAGGTGGGTTTTCAGAATCCCCAGATTCTAGAAGTTCAGCTTCTGGGTGATCAGATTTAATTGTTAGAGTCATTGACTTAGAGTCAAAAGTAACCTTAATAGTCTTTGCTATTTCTGCACCCCATGAGCTAGCTGCATCTTTTCTGAGTTTAGTCTGATACTTTTTAACAGCCTTGTTTATAGAAGCTTCAACTTCTTTTAGGGTTTTCATGACATTAGCCATTGCGTGGGGAACAACGCCTTTAGTTGAAGAATGTGTAAGAGATGTGGGGTATGCAGTTTGTCCAGGCATAAGGACCTCTAACAATTCTAGGCGTTGACTGCTACAACGCACGTTGTAGCTACTATAATTTTAGCCTATCTCAGGTAAGGCTGCAGGCCATGGAAGGTTATTGGAAGACAGTTCAGGAAAGTTACTGTCGTTAACAAACTCCTGGTCAACATAAAGTTCCTGTCCTTGAATAAGGACAAAAACTTCACCTTTTACTCGCCCCCGAACAGCATAGTCAAACACTGAAAAGAATCTACCATCATACAAAAATATGTCATTAAGGTGGTTTCTATACTCCCAAACTGTTTCAATACCTGCGTTACGCATAGCATTAATAGGTATAAACAAGTTCATTGTTTCTAAAGTTAATCTACCTTCAGGAATGGACCTTCTCTGGTCTTCAGTTTCAGAAGCTAGAAGTGCTGGTAGAACTACCCCGGGTTTATACTTACGACCACCTGTACCACTTGGTGATTCATCATAAACATCATCATAGATACTTGTAGTATTGGCGCTAGTCCCTAATGGTAAGAATTCATACCAAACTAGGTACTCTTGGCCGGCCTCTTTATGCCTTTTATTAAAATGTTTATTAATTAGGGAAAGCTCTGTATGAAGGTTCATCAGTAAAACGAATTCGTAGTAGCACCCGATGGTGGGTTAGTATCTATATACACGTCTTCACGTAGCTTATCTCCCTTAGTTTCTGGGCTAACAATACCTTCATCAATTTCGGGCCATTGACGTTCCAATGGTGAGAAATCCCCAAGTTCTTTAGCTTTGTAAAGGGGCACAAGTCTGTTGGTAGTTCTTGAAGTGCGACGAAGGTTCATTACTTCAAGCCTGTCAAAACCAATGTTAAGTGCTGTAGCATGACGTCTATATTCAGCTTCCCATTGGGATAGTAATGATTGAACCATACGAAAACGTTGGCTTGCTGGGATATGCACAGACTCAGATGTAATTACATCAATGTCTCGGCTGTACTCAGTCATTAGAGCCCATAGAGCTTCACAAATAGCTGAAATACCAATTGCGTCAATAACTACATCTGAAAGTTGTTCAACAGGCAGATGAAGTGTATGCAAGTGTTTATCTAATGCTCTTTTAGAGTAAAAAGCCAGGTCAGTAGGGGTAACCCACTCATAATAATAACCCTCAACCATAACTTTAGTGCTACTTGAATACGTTCCTGCAAGCCTTAAAATTCCATTACGTTCATCAACACTATATTGCGTTGGTGATAAGACTGAAGCAGAACCAGCACCAGACAAATAAACAGCTACCCATAAAGATTCAGAGTCAATATTAATATGGTCTAACTCGTAGGTGCGTCCAACAACATCAAAGGATGTTTGAAAGAACTTAGGAAAATCCCTGAGGTAGGTCCTTGCGATAGTCTCAATGTCTGCCTGTGTTGCCATATAACCAGTCTATCTCAAGTAGGGGTGTCAGCGGAGTCTTGACCTGGCACAGTCTTCTGTATTGGTTGGTTTACAGCTGGTTGTTCAGGGCGCATTGCGCCAACACTTGTTATACGCCTAATTCGTATTTGATCAGGAGTACCAGTTGGTTTTGGAAGTTTTTCTATCATAACGCGCGTATAAACCAACGCATGGTTACATAAGGAGGAATAACCGATAAAGCGTCACCAGTTCCAGTACTATTTGCAGTATCTCCAGTGCTAACACCTGTATTAGCACTAGCTGTGGCTGTTGTTAGGCTTCCAGTATCACCAGTATAGGTATCAAAATCAATATCATGTTTATGAGATATTGAGTTTTTTAATCCTGTAGTGTAATGGACTTGCATTCCACGTGCAGTAGGAACAATACCTACAGCTGCATCAATGCCATCTGCTAATCCATCATTGGTATAAGAGTATGGGACTATATATCCAGTATCCCCATAGACTGTACCATTGGCAACTGTATAAGTGCCATTTATATAATCAGTTAATCTAGTAACAAAACCACCAGTAGTACCTGGCTGGTTATAACCGTCTTGTACTTCTGGAATGTGGGTGTGTACTCCACCTAGTTTAGTTTCCTGGTCTGCGTGATCATGATTCATTGTATGAGCATGACTTCCAACAGGATGTTGGTGGGCATTTAAACCATGTTTGTGTGCAGGTAAATTACTTTCTGCAATAGATACTGAACTATTACCACCAGTAGATCCTGCAGTTCCTGATCCTTGAATAAACCCACTTGATAAGTTAGGTAATTTAAAGGTTGTGCCAACGTACGGTCCGTATGTTTCCCCTAGTAAATTCTTTAGCTCAGTGTAGTTTGTATTAGAAACATAGTCACCATTGCACTCTAACCAAAATGTTTTACCAGTTGGGTTAGGGGTTGTTACGTTACTTGGCCACATAATGATGGAGCCAACTGGTGTAACTGAACCAGAGTTATTTTGAAGTAGTAACTCAACCCAAGTTCCATTTGTTTTAATGAAAACACCAGAAGATGAAGCAACCTCAGTTGTTCTGTAATACAGATCTCCATTATTACCAATAGTATTATCAGGGTTTGTGGACCCGCGTAAACTAGTAGTTGATGGAACGTTAACCCGTTTGTCTACTATGCATGCATTAGAAATTGCAGCAGCAGCATTACGAAAAACTGTAGCTAGTACAACATCAGTAGTTGGGTTATTTTCAGTAATATTACCAATGTTTATGTAATCTACACCAACAAGGCTGTTTAGTCTGCTTGGTGTTTTAGGAAAAGTTGGATTAGTTGTGCTTTCATTTCCTGAAATTACCACTATAGAAATTATGTTTGTTGTGGTATTTAAACGTGCAACAACTACATCAAACCTGTAGGTGGTAGTTAGTGGTGCAGTAGGTAAATCTATTTGGTTAAAAACTGGAACATTATGGACAACCCCTTGTATAGCAACCGCACCTTGATCAACCTTAATAGTTGTACCATTCACTGTTGATACAGCACAACCTGTGAGAACACCCGTTGAACGGTCTCCTAATATTTGAAAATCAAGAGAATCTGGTTCAGACTGATCAAGGGCAATAAACTTACTGCCATCGATATCGGTAGCGTTAGGGATTATGAAGGGCATGTATACCTCAAGCCATAGTGTCGTAAATGTTACCGTTATTACGGAGGTAGTTGAACAAGTCTTTTGGCAACTTGTAACTCTTTCCGTCAACAAAATCAAACTTGTCTTGACCCCAGAACATAATCCATGTTCCCTTAACTCTTGCTTTTACAAAGTTGGGATCAGACGAAGAAACAATGACGGGTTCGTCAATGACTACTTCATCGCCTTCTACTGCTTCTGCCCAATTTGTGGTGGTCGTAATCTTGCGAGCCATGATATCTCCTTGTTGTTATGTGCTTATAAATGGTAATGGGTGGGGGTTTCTGCCCCCACCCATATTACACCATTCGTACCCTTAAATGGGTTACGATTCCTTACCTTTTTTAGGTTCAGGAAATGGCGCCACCAAGCGTGTTGAGAATAACACGCGACTCGTGTGTGATTACACCAAAGCCCCAGATGGCGTACCAGGCAAGACCATGCTCACGACCAAAGTCAATGACACCACCGTCACGCAATTCAACCGGAAGGCTGATGGCGTGACCAAAGGAGTTGTCACCAATCATGATGGCGTTGTAAGAATCGGCATTTTCCTGGAAGCCAGCAGTAGCACTGGTGTCAAGGGTTGAACCCATACCGTACAGAGGAGCAGTGGCTGCAGTAGCATCCAAGCCCTTCTTAACCTGGGTGGTTTCAATGAACACGACGTCATACAAGCGGCCAATTTCACCGAGCATGAAGTTGCCCGGAGCAGCGTACTTGGTGACTTCGATGAATTCCGGCCAGTCACGGAGCGAACGGCTCTGCGACGGGTGAACGAAGCACACGTAGGTGTCGCCCAAACGCGGGATGTTCTGACCAGCGAGGACTTCAACTGCGTCCTTGATGGATGCGGGGCTCAAGTAACCAGGCGACGAAGCGGTACCAAGGGTACCTGCATCGTACGGGCTGATTGCGCCACGAGTAGAAGCTGCGGTACGACCGAACACAACGCTCGGAGGAACAGCTGATCCACCACCGAACGGGATACCGTTCTTGTAGAGGGTGTTACGAGCCTGAATGTCCATGCTCTGTGCCATGTGACGACCAAGCAGACGTGAGGACGAAGCCATGACGTCATCGAATGATGCATTGAGCAACAATTCGGTAACGGCAACAGCCTTACCCTGTTCTGACACGGTGATCTGAATCTGGCTAGCTGACAAAGCTGACGGTTCCATACGTGAACCTTCAGTCAAGTTAGCTCCAGCTGATTCATCAACCGTAAGGTTGTTGTAGCGCATGAAGTTGATGGTCAAACCTGGCATAACACCGAGTTCCGTCTTCTTCACAGCGAACTGTTCAAAGCGTAGAACCGGCATAGCCTGGAAAAGTATTTCCTTTGACCAAATTTGCTGGATTGCGGGAGATAGAGCCGAACTACCGTCAGTGTATCCTGTGACCTGGTTGCCTGAGCCACCAGTATAAGTACCTGTTCCGGTAATTGCTCCACCTGCGGGTGCGGGTAATGCCATTTTAATATCCTCCGATGGATAGGTTGTTGGGTTTAATTACTAGTAACGGCCTCTAGGAGCCCGTGTTGCTGACATAAGTCTTTCACGCATTTTTACGTATTGATCCATCGGCATATTGCGGATATCCTCCGCGCTGACCGTTTGGTAGTCCGTTTGGTTGTCCAGTGGTCCAGAGGGGGGCGCCGTAGTTGTCGTCCCTTTCAAACGAGGGGGGCTCGCTTGCTGGATTGATTCAATTATAGCAGTACTTCGATCACGAAGTACTGTAATGCTATGTTCAATCTCTTCTTCACTATTACCCGCTACAAGATCTCGTAGCTCAGGAATAATCGTGTCAGTCTCAGACTGGATACGTCGTTGACGATACGACTCTAGCTGCTGAAGGTAACGTTCTTTTTCAAGCATTGCATCGGTAGCTTGGCGTTGCTTTTCCAGTTCGGAAAACTTCTGGCCCCACTCTTGCTCAACCTGGTTAATACGCTGATTGAATTCATCTTCTCGTTTTGAGAGAAGATCCTTTGCAGAAAGCTCTTCCATTTCACGCTGACGAAGCACTTCTGCTTCTTTCTTGGCGCGATCTGCCGCTTCCTTAATGGCTTTTTCACGATCAGAACTAAGTACTGATAGCTGTTCTTCCATGGACTTGACACGATGATCAGCATCTTCAAGACGCTTATACATCTTGTCCTTCTCCTGCTGGCGGACTTTTTGAATGTCCTCCTCAGAGAAGTACTTTTCTTCCTGTACCTTTGGTGCCGGTGTGTCTACCGGATCTGCGGGTACCTGAATACCATCTTCAAACTTTGACATAAGTTAACCTCTTCTAGTTGGGCTGTTAATAGCTGATTTAAAACGACAATTTTATTCTTCATCAGGAACACGACGCTGGGCTAACCTAGCTCCGTATGCCTTTGCAACAATATTGTTTACCATTCCTTCTACAGGACCACCCATGGCTTGAGTGCCCGGTAAGGGGCCCCCTTGTCCTTGTGGTGAACCTGCACTTGTTACATTACCATTTCCAGAGGGTACCGTGCTGGTGCCATCTGGTCCGGGTAACAAGCCTGTTGCCATCATGACTGCTTGGTTGATCTGAGCGCGCAACATATCAAGCGCACCCTGGTCAACAGCGTCATCACGGAGTTCTTCAAATATCTCAGCAAGTTTTTCCCGTGGGAACTCCTCGCCAAGCATGCGCATAGCGCCTTCTTTAGATTCAAGACCCATAGCCATTTTAGCTTGGGCTTCATTAAGCTTAATAAGCACATCAACTGGTAGTGGTTCAGGCCAGTGAACTGTTGTGCGGTAAGTCAAAGGATCAGCTGGATCAAGCTGTGTTAATTGATCCATCTCAGGCTGCTCTGTAGTAGAAGGGTTATAGATCAGAGCTTCAGGCGTAAAAATAGCTGCTGTTCTAATAATCAGTTCATTAATCTTTTCAAGTCCTTTAGTAAAGTGAATACGCTTCATGTTAAAACGATTCATTAAAGGCTGATACTGAATAGCAAGAGCTACACCAGAAGTATTAGATACTGGTTGGAACTGTCCAAGAGCTGTTTCAGGTACACCTGTAAGTTCATGCATAGCTCTTTTAAGGAACGTAATATACTCCAAAGCCCCAGCCATGTTTCCGCTTGATTCAAGGTTAAAAACACTAGCTTCCTTAGGAAGACCTGCCCAAACTTTCTTAGGACCACGTTCCAACTGGCTTGCCTTAGCACCAGTAATAATTGTTACTGGTGCGGCATGATAGTTAATAATGTCCGATACTTCAGTCATTTTTTCGTTCAGCTCACGGTTGAGTGGAATAATATCCCAAATGTCAGCTTGTCCCCAAGGGGATGAAGAAATGGTCATGTTGGGGATATGCACAATCGGAATATGCCCAATAGGATTAGGGTATTGGTCAACAAGTTCATCATTGATGTATTGCTCAATTGAGTCGTCAGTAAGGATTTCAGTAAACGTGTAAACCTGACGAGTACCTTCAGGGCTGGTTCCCCAGAAACGATATTTCAACTTAAATCTCAATAAACGATCACGGTCATGAGGGTGGTACTCAGGGAAACAGTGAGCTGGGTTTAGAGCAATAACACGAATACGCCCTTCGTTGGTTATCCCAATTGGATCAACATAAGGGTCTTCATAAGCTACTTTTACAAAGCAGTCACCAGTTACTCCAGCAAGCTGCCCCATTTCCCAAAGAACATTGTACTTTGAGTTATCTTGCTCCCAAACACGGTGAAGCAGCTGGGGAATAATTGCAGCATTTTGTTCAGGAACTTTCCACTGAACGCCTTTACCAAAACAAAAGTTAGTAATGTAATCTGCCAAAGTACGAGTGTAGTTAAGGGTAATATTTTGCTCACCCTGTTCACGTCGGTATGACCAGTGGTGACCAAGGTACCAGGCCCAACAAGCACTATAACGGTTAAGTCGTGGACCATGAACTTCAAACTCTTCGTCTGCAAGCTCTACCAGACCAAGTGGGGAAATAGCAACAGTTAGGTCACTAGAGGAAGCTCTATAACTTGGTGACCAAAAATCAATCGGCATTAAAACCCCTGGTGTTAAAATCGGACAACATTAAGTCAACTATGTCAATAGGTGCATCAATGTATGTTATTGATTGTACCATTTTAAGTGGGATATGAGCAGGATTGCTATAATATTCTGCCTTAGATTCTTTGTTTTCTTCGTTAGTATCAACTAGGAATGTTCCAGCAAGAGTTATATAATCTTCTAAAAAATCTGGAATAACCCAACCAATGCTTATTGGGCGTATTGGGTTAGGCTTGTAGGACTTTGGGTCCATCCAACCAGTGGGTCCATCAAACGCATCTAGCCAAGTAACTATGGCTAGTTGTGGAGTTGTGGGGATGTCAGCTTTCTTCTTTTTCTGCACTATAAAACTTCCCTCTAAAAAAGGCCGACCCGTTATGGAACGGCACTTGTTCATACCAAAACGCACCATCACCTGGTTCAAAGGTAACTATTCCAATACCTTGCTGCCAGTCTTCTACGATGGTCATAGGTCTACCGTCCAAGTCGATGGACCCTTTGGTAGATGGGACGGTGCCGTCGCATCTTGCCAACGTGCCAGGGGATGCGGCCATGATGGTCTTTGCACCATCCCAATCGTCACGGGACCGTTCAGCCCATTCACGCCGGTGGATGTGACCATATAAGACTGAGGTCTTTTCTGTGTTGAGATACGCATGCGCTGTCGACCCGTTACTGCGTACTTTTGTGCCGTGGATGACGCGGAGTCTTTCGTTGATCCAAAATTGTCCAGCTGGATAGCCCGGTACATAATGTATCCCATAATCGTCGAAACGACAGAGATAAGGAATACTAAGAACAGGCCAGGATTCCGGAGTATTACCTTTACGGATGCCAAAGGCAGCTTTCGCATTGTCGAGTACAAAGTTCACCAATCTTTCTTCATGGTTTCCAGCTAGCCATACAATCTTAGCGTTAGGAGCATACGTCCGCAGCTGTGCTCCAAGGGTTGTAGCACGGTCAATGGACGCTTGTGTAGTTAATGCATAAGCACTACTAAGGCGGTATTTTCCAAATTCAGGAAAGTCCAAGTTGTCTCCAACTAGCACAATCATGTCTGGATTTAATGATTTAGTAATAGCTAAAGCCATCTCAATGGCGTGCTCGTCATGAGTGGCCTCTAATTCACCATTACGGGCACGGAAATACCCAATCTGCATATCCGGAAGGATTACACAGGTTTGGTAACCTGGGGCGTTTGATGAAGGTTTAACTTTAATTGTTGGCATTTTTACTGAAGGCCCTGGTTGAACTAAGGGCCACTCAGGTGCATTTGACAGATTATTGGATAAAGCAGATACCAAATTACTCACAACCACACCGCCCGTTCATATGACGGGAGATAGTGCTAGAGCTTACTGGATAACCATTCTTTGTAAGTACTTCAGATAACCAGGAACAGGAGTAAGTCTTTGCTCTACCATTCCCAGTATCTACTTTGATTTCTTCTTCAGCTTTGTTTACTGCAGCATGCTCGTCTGGATTCATGCTTTCTTTTATGCGAGTGAACGAGCACTTTTGACGAAGTGCATTCGCTTGTCTCTCCGTTAAGTCTGCAATCAGACTTGAGGAATCGGACATGTGATACTCCTTGTGTTACCCCACTGGAATACCAGCAGTTGTTATGCGGCTGTTTTGCCTTCTTTAGTATACACATTATTGCAGGAGTTTGACAAGCGTGTTACTGATTGTATTAATGAATACAATTCTTGTTCTTCTTCTGCGCCTCTAGCGACAACTCGCTGAAGGTACTTTGAAAGTAGTTCTAGTTGATGAGGGGTCATTAATGCTCCTTAAGTACGGAGCATCTACTCTACCAGGTTTCAGCCAGAAACAACGGTCGGGTTTGGCAGATTCATACGGCCACCCGTGTTATATGAGTATTCAAATTGCGGCATAGCATCGCCGGCCATGCTGCCTTCAACAAATTCCTGAAGGTGCTGGGGGGCTTCAATCCAAGAAGCCGAACCAACATGAGCGCGCTCACGCATGGTCTCTTCGGGGTACTTGAAGAACATCTCAGGGTTGGTGTGATTTTCACGACCAGGAGCCGGAGCGGTGTCTTCGTAAGCACCTACACCAAAGTCGTACGGAACGTCAGTGTCAGTTGCAATACCTTCTTCAAAACGCAATGGTCCGCGGTTGCCAGGGATGCTTGGCGCCATTGAACGCTCAAACATAGTTTGCTGGGCTTCTGGGAACATGGGGGTGGGGCCTACAGCCATAGTTTTCCTCCTAGTGGAATGGAAGTTTGTATATTTAGATTACCACGTTTTGGCATGCTTATCTGAAGAACGGGTTATCAGACACACTAACCATTGGCATTGTATCTAATACTGACATAGCACAAGCTATTGCTAAACTATCTGGAAAGTCATCAAAGGCTCCCTTTTCTTCAGGCGCAGCAGCAAGCATGTAAGGTCCTCTATACACCTTTTCAAGGTCAGACATTTGCTGATTAAAACGTTTCCAGCTACGTGTACGACGTGCTTTAGAATGTCCAGGAATAACCAATTGATCACGTTGAATTAACTCAGTTAAGTGAACCCAGCGGTCATTTTGAGTCTTGGCATCAGAAGTAACAGCCACTACGTCAATCTTAGGCATAAGTATTTGTAGACGTTCTGCAACAGCGCCACCAACACCCTGAGAGTCAACACCAATACGGTATACATTATAGTTTCTTAAGAAATCAATAATTTCAAAATACTGAGATTCCCATTCTTCATTATTGATTTCAAGCCAATTAAGAACTCTATGTTCATAGAACCCAAAGCCATCAGGACGATCCCAGTCAACCCAACACACAGTAACAACTGTGGAGTCATTTGAACGAGCTACGTCAATGCCTACAACTACTGGTGTACGCCACCATTGTTTGACAATACCCATGGATGTGTCATACATCCGAGACAAACGATCATCACTTACAAACATACCCTTTTCAAGAACCCACTTGTTACAGTAGGACATTTGAAATTCATCAGAATCTTCTCCGATTCTTACCTTCTCTTTACCAATAAACTTAGCATAGTTTTCATTATATTTTGCAGCAGTTCTCCAGTCATATTCAAAATGACACTGCCTATGATTACGTTTACTGTTTACATCTCTGCGTTTATTAAACTGAATCATTTTATAAAAGTATGATTTGTTACGAGTAGCCGTACCAGTTAATGCAATAGACCCGTTATTGAACGCCAACATGGGCTTAATTGATTTTGCAATCATGTACTCGTCAGCTTCTTGAGCTTCGTCAATAAGTACAAAGTGGTAAGTCTTAGACTCAATCTTTGCTTTAGGGTTACAAGTTTGCATACGGCAGAGTGACCCAGAGTGCTTGAGGCTGATTATGCGACCTTTACCACGTGATCCACCCGATGTAGCTTTGTCATCAATCTCTGGATCAAGCAAGAAATCCATGGCGTGTTCACTGGTTAGCTTGTTAACGATTCGGCTAAACACAGTGTCAGCCTGATCTTCAACCGGGGCAAAAACACCACACCAAAAACCCTTTTCAAACTTACCTAACCAAGTTGGATAGACCTTTGAAAGCTTGGGAAGGATAACCATCATTGATGCAAGCACATTAGATAGTACTTCTGACTTACCAGACTGTCGAGTAGCTACTAAAGTTAGTTCTTCACCATCACCAATAACTATTGACTCAATTACTCGGTAAGCAATAGGAACTTGATAGGGGAAGAAGGTTACGTTACAAAATTCTTCCGTAAAAAGGATAAGCTTTAAAACAAGCTGATCAATAAATTCTTGTGATGTTTCGTCTAGTTCAACTGCCTGAATATCTTCAGGCGAAGACCCATCTTCTAGTAGTTCTTGCATGCTCTAATTATAGAGCATCGTCAGTGAACAATACCCCTTGATCAGGTACTTCTAGAGGTTTCTTAGGCATTCCTAGTGATTCATTGATTCTATCAACAAGATAGAACAAGTCAGGAAGACTTACAAGGTAAGTAGAAGATTCAGCAGTACTAGAAATAATGCTAGATACGCAGCCAAAATCATAACCTAAGTGATTAAGGTGGTCTACTAAGTTATTTAAATACAAGCTATCTTTGTTATTGCTACGTAGTATAGCTTTGCGCGATGGGTTTAGATTACCCTTATCCATATTTGGCTTGTTCATTTTGTTACCTACTTTTCTGCCATACGTTCTGATAGTTCAGTCCATAGTGACTTTAAAATGTCTATGTGTTGAGTGACATCTGATTCTGGAAGATCTTTAAAACGCCAATCATCAAAGGCTTTACCCAACCCCATAATAGTAGCATCCATCCAATTAATTAATGTTGGAGTGTCTGAACGCTCAATTCTTTTAATCTTTTTAATTGGTTCGTCTGCCTTTTTAAAGAACATTGTTACCACTTTCGAATTGTATCAGCATCATCATCTAGGTATCTTCCACCTAGTGCTCCTAGGATACCTGAAGTTTCATCAGTGTGGGTGGACTTACGGCAAAAACCTATTTGAAATGAATAGTTTTTGTAGGCAAATTGTATACCTTTACCTATTTTCCAAGGTGACGCTATCTGTCGCATGAAGCCGATAGATATAAAAGGTGTGGTTAACCTGGTGTTATCTCTGGTAATCCAATAGATTGGGCCTAAATATTGCAACTTATTTAAGGTGTCTCGAAATAAGAAATATGCCCCTATTGTTATCATTAAAACAACTAAACTTATTATAAACATAATATTGTGTTACTCTTCCTCTCCAGCTTCTTCTTCGCCTCCCGGCATATCTCCTACATACTCCATGCCAAAGTTTACTAGCTTTATAGTAGATGTAAGGCCATAGGCAGGATCAGGATTTTGGGAAGCACCTATACATTGCACCCCAAATGACTCTGAATTTTTAAATGTTTTAAACTGTTTTGCGGTTATTGGACCGTATTTTACTACTGTTCCCTTTTTTATAAACTTGACATAAAGATATCCTAGTATTGCATCTTCTGCTCCTCCTACTCTACACTTACTTGTAGAGACAAACTGGTACTGTGCAATCCGTGAGCTTTCACCAGATTGACCTGCACCATAAACTGCAGATGGAGTTAATTCAACTAACCCAAAAAGGTGCGGAAATAAATCTTCACAAGTTACATCTTTTGGATCAATACCCTTTTCTTCTAATTCTTTTTTTTGCCGGTCAGCTTGGGTATCTTGTTCAAATTCTTCTAGATCTTCACCTTCTGGAATACCCCATTGGTCTTTACCAGGCCTGGTAGGTATTTCAATAATAGTACCGTCAGGGAGTTCATAGAATTGCTCAGTAGCCCAACCAGGAGAACCTGGTTTTACCTTTGGGGGCATACCACCTTGTTCTTGTGTAATCTTAGCTCTAACTTTTGCTAATTGTTTTAGATAAGCACTTAGATTTGGGTCCATTGCCATGTTGCATTACTCCTTAGTTAAACGACAGGGTTACTGTTCCACCTAGGCCATAAAGCCCTTGACCAGCTCCGTGCATACGTCTAAAGTTAGATGTATTACCAGAGGTTGATGTAGTGGTTGGTATTAACGCAATACTACCAACCGAACCAGATGAAATATTTGTTGCCCAGTTTATAATAGGAACATTTGCTGCAGCACTTTCACCAGATAGGTATACATCTACAACATCAGAAGTATTTACTGATGGTGCACCACCTGGTTGTGATCCGTTAGTACAAGGAGCAAACCTATATGTACCAGAGTTACCTGAGCCACCATTACGCTGTGCAAATAAAGTTGCGTTATCCGGTTCAAAACCTAAACAAGCATCTGCAAGTTTTGTTCCATAAAAGAATAAACCTGTGTAGTTTGACATAGTAGTGGTGCTACTATTTCCAGCTCTAACATCAGTTGGGTCACTAAAGTCAGTTGGGAACCATCTAGGTATTACGCTGTCATATGACCTAGATGAGTTAGCAGATATGTTGTATGTACCATATGGCCGTGTATATCTACTAGTTGAACCACCAGTTTGATATGAGTTTCCAGCAGCATCAGTAGCAATAATGTAGTAATAAACAACCCAAGTTTCCCCACCTGGAGTATTTCGTCTATTGGTTGGAACACCAAATGTGGTTGAACCACCACCAAAACTACCTGATGGAATTGCATAACTTGATCCTGCAACAAAACCACTACTAGTTCCATAATATAGTGAATATATGGTTGCTGAAGAAACGCCCATACCACCATCAGTAATAGCACCCCATGAAACATCATAACTTGAACCATTGGGGCTAGAACTTGGGGGTGAAACTGACGGAGCGGTAACGTCGTAAGTGGTTGTTGAATAGAATCCAGCGTCTAAAGTTGAGCTGTTTCCCGCGTTGTCAACAGTGGTAATACGGTAATACGTGTACCACGTAACACCAGAACCTTGTTTACGTCGCGTAGTAGGTACAGATAAATCAAGGTATGAGCCTGACAAAGAGGAAGATATATTCCATGTTTGTTCTGCCTGCCATACACCATCTGAAGAATAAAACCATCGACTCAAAGTTGCAGAAGCAACTCCAGACTGGTTGTCAGTGATAGCCCCCCAAGTTACACGTTGCATACCAGAGTCAGTATTAAATGCAGCAGTAGTATCAACAGCAGATAATGATGCAATAGTAGGCCCAGTATTGTCATACTGATATGCCTGTCTCCAAGCACCATTATCATATGCATATATTTGTTTTACGCCCTGCCAGTTTGCTCCGTCATAAACGTAAGGTCTGTCAGTTCCTGTTAGTTGTTGCCAACCGTTATTGTAAACGTATGTAGCCATATTAGTAAATGAAACAAATATCGCCGTTACGAAGGTTAGTCGTAGGAACTGAGCCACCATTTTGGATTGTTATTTTTTTAGTAGAAGCAGAACCATCAGTTGTGTACATTACAGCTGGCATAAGTGCTGATGATACTGTTCCAGAAGAAAGATTACTAGCATTTAATGCTGTCAAGCTAGCACCACTAGTTGCTCCAAGAGTTGCAGACCAAGTACCAGAAGTAATAGTTCCAACTGAGGCAAGGTTTACAGCAGAAGTAATTGCTGGCTGAGCAGAAGTCGTGACAGTTGCGGCTGTACCAGTTGTGTTTTGGTTTAGTGTGGGAACTGCCCCCCATTTAACACCAGTTGCTGTAGTAGAGTCTACAAGTAGTACGTGGTTAGCAGTAGCGCTTACAGGTAAAATTGATGGAGTATCATTTGCTGATCCAACTATTAGGTCGCCTTTAGTATCAATAATGTTACGAGCCATAACATATGTGGTATCAACTGCAACCGATATAGCACCACTTGAGGCGCTACTACCAGCAGTAGTGTAAACAGTAATACCATTACCTGCGGTTACAGAGGTAATAGTACCTGAGGCAAAGTATGGAAGAGTTCCCCAGGTTGTACTGCCATCACCAACTTTAATTTGCTTAGTTTCGGTGTTGACACCTACTTCACCAGCAGAAAGAACTATGTCGTTAGTCCACTGAGAGGTAGTACCACGCCTTAATTGAATTTTAACAGCCATTTAAAGGCTCCTTATCAGCCGAACATCTTCTTCCATGTTACAGGACCAACAGAGCCATCCGCAGTTAGACCATTAGCAGTTTGCCATGCTTTGAGTGAAGCAACAGACTTGGGGCCAAAGTCACCATCGGCTTTTGCGCCAATGATTGCCTGCACAAGAGCCGCACTTGGCCCCTTAGTTCCCAAACCTACTGGAGTACCTGGATAATTAAACTGTATACCACCGCCTGCTGGAGCGGCTGCAGGTGCTGCTGGAGCGGTCTGTACTGAACCGTCTGGTGATGCGTCACCAAGAGCGTACTGCCAGTGCCAAGCCTCAAACTCTTTAGAGGCAGGGTTATTACCCTGAAGGTAGAAACCATACTTGGGAGCATTAGCGCACATCCACTGGAACGCAGGAACGTTCACACCAAACGATGCAGTCTTACCACCCTGGTCGTAACCAAGATCAATAGCAAGACCCCAACCATGATTAGAACCCTTAAGGCCGGTTGGATCTGGGGCTGCCGAAGGAGCTTTGCCCTTCTTCAACCACCAGGTCTTACCCTCGTATTGACGAGTAACCCCAGTACCAGTGTCATTTGTTACATAACGATCCATAAACATTGACAACTGGCCTTGGAATGAGCGGTAGTCACCAACGTTCTTTAACTTGATGCCAGCGGCAATTGCTGCGTCATATAGCTTGTTGAACTCTGCCGCAACTGGTGCGTACATCTTTCCACCGGTTTTAATGGGCGCAAGAACACTGTCAGCTAGCTGACCATTCTTATACTGTTTAAGGGCGGTAGGAACAACAAGTTTAATGAAGGGTAAATTCACTTTTCACCCTTACCAAAAGCAGTATCATTGGGGTTAAAGAAACGCATAGCTACAGGCAAAGCAGCAGCCCAAAGAGCATTTAGGGTCAACTTCCAGTCCTGTGTGGCTGTGTAGGTAGCAACGGCGGCTCCAA